CCATATAGAGAAAAAACAAACTTAATACGAAAATTGGCGAATCCTATAGAAACAATAACGTCTCCCATAAAGCATTCCGACAACATTATAAGTAACAAATTTTTTTCAGAAAGAAATCCAACAGAAGACTACGAAAGACGACATGTATATGGAACAACATTTCCAGAATGGCAGCGTCCAGTTGAAAGCTTTATTCAGCCAATTTATTATAAAGGAAGTCAAAGAAACCCATTAGTAGCGGCGGCTATTGGCGCAGTTGGATTTGGTTTGATGGCCAAAAATAGTAAGAGAATGTTAATGGGGTTAGCCTCATTTGGTGCACTTTCGGCGGGTAGTTTTTCGGCATTTCAAAAAGTAAAAGAAGAAAAATATATTCCTAGAGAAAGAAAAAGGCAACTTGCGCTAGAAGAGTATACTGATATTCTAACATATGTTAAACACACAACTGCAGCCTCAAGAGCAGAGCAGATAGGAGATTTCGAGTCCGCAAAAGAGTACATGAATCTATCAAAGCGCACTATGTATGGTGCGGATTTAAATTCTAAATCTATAGATCAGCTTGCATTGGCTGTACCAAAAAGAAAAAGAGATTATTTCAAAGCAATGATTCAAGCTCCTGAATCTGAAAGGGGTAGAATACTTTCTACTGCTCCAAGGTTAGAAAGAAGAATGTATCAAGCAGCTTGGGGAATGCCAGTAGAAAGAAGACCAGATTTAGTTAATTATTTTAGTAGACATGAACTTCCAGACATGAATTGGGAAGGCTGGCATCCAAATACAAATATGGAACATGTAAAAATAAAAATGGGTCAGTCTATGGGAATAGAAATGTCGCAAATGGGGTTTTATCCTCAACAAATAAAAGAGGCAAACTTGGTTAATCCCTCTTATCCCGTTTTTAATAAATCGAATACGTCAAAAAATGACGTTAGAGGACAGCTTCAAAGGCTGATGTTTGACATGGGGATTAACGGAAGTATAACTCCCGTTGCGAATAATGCAAATCCAAATCAAGTAAACGTTATGGCTGGGGTAAGATAATATGAACCCTTTATCAAACTTAGGTTTTTCTACCTCCTTTGGAAGAGCTGAGGTTGAATCTACAGAAGCTTTTGCTAGGGGTCTTTTAAGGGTACTGGAAGAAGATGGAGTATTCAAGGGTGTTGTTAGCACAATAAGCGGTAAACGTTACCTTTTGGATGCTCTGAGTGAGGATCAAAATTTTGGACACATATTACAAGAAGCTCATAGCTATGGGATAAATGAATTCAAATCGATCATTGGATCTAGTTTAGATGATGCAGTGGCGGGAAGAGTTGCCGGAACAGGAGCCACATATCAAAGATTAAACGATATAACGAGAAGTCTTAATGAGGGAGTTTTTCGCTCAAGTAGCGAGTTCGCAAAAGAAGCAAGAAGAATAGCTGGCATAGAGGATTTAGTTGGAAATTTGGAAATTGAGAGAATCGGTTTTATGGAAAGCAAAGAAGTGGAAGGCGGTCTTACTAAATCGTTGCATAGAGTAATTCTTGGGATGCAAGACCAAATGGCCGCGCCAGTGAACATGCTTGACCCAACTGCGAATGCTGATTTCGGTTTGTTAAATATTCAAAAAGAATCTGCCACTATGTTAAGATTTAAGGTTGGAGATAAATATTTGACAACAGATCAAATCAACAAACTATTAGTTTACACTGGCTCAGAAGTATTAGATCCAACAAAAGCTGCTGCTACACTTAATATTGCGGATGACGCAGGAACAGACATACTAACCGAAGTAGGTGGTCAATTTTCAAAAGCTGCAAAAAGAGAAAAAGCACAGTTATCAGAGCGAAATTTTCAAGTAGGTGACGATGTTGTTAAAAAAATGATTAAATCCATGCAAGAAGCAGCCGTTCTTCAAAAAATGCCAAATAGAGCAGGCCAAATAAACACTTTAGATGACCTGATACTTCAAATAGATAATCCACTTGAATCTATATTAAAAAGTGTTGGATTACAAGATGAATATACCGGAGCGCTACTCGGTGCCGCAAAAGACGATGCAGCCCGCGCAGCAATCTACAGGGAACGAACAGCAACTAGATTAGTTACAGAGGGATTGACTGAATTTTCCGAAACCAACCTATTGTGGGATTTAAGCGGTTTTGGTTTTGAGGCAGATAAAGACGCCGCCAATCAAGCGTTTCAGACAGCGATGGATATCATAAGAGACACAGCCTCTAAGAGAATACAGGAAATTAAATCTGGAGGAGCATCGGCTATAGGAGTTCAAGATTTTATAGACGCAATTAATGCATCAGATCAACTAAATGTAGCATCAAAACAAACCATTGTACAATCATTTGCTTCAATGAAAAAAACAATGGATGGTTCACAGTTTGTTACAGATTATATTTTAGAGTTTCAGGCAAAAAATATACAACAAGCAATGTACGACGTTCAAAAAAATATAAGAACAATTACCGAGGCATCAAAGAAAGGTCCTCTTTCTGCAGAGCAAAAAACGACTCTTTCAAATCTTGAAATAACCTTTAATGATCTACGTTCGCAATTTAGCAACATATCGAGCGGACCAGCTTTAGATGATGCGGGGAATATTGTTGAAAATATTTCAATAAAAGAATTAGATAATCAAACAGCAAGAATTTTTTTCAAAAGACGGTCAATTAAAGTCTCAAGCTGACGTTATTTCCAGGTCAAGAAATAGGATCGTTGAGACATTACACGATCTTGGCTACATCGGTGTTGGATCTACGGAGCTTATGAAGAAAGAAGTCTCTTTTGGAGCTGGTTCAAGAATTCCAGGAAAAAAAGCAATAGAAGCTATAACTATGCAGTTAAATCGTGGTAGCCCATCAGATAATGTGTACGCTGACCTTCAGGCATTAATCTTTCATTCTGATTTATATGAAAGTGATGTCACAGAATCGATAATAGCTAGCCAAAGAAGGCTTAAAGAAGAATTGGACGAACTTGCTCAGGGTAAACTATCTCCAAAGCTTAGGGCAAGAATATCAAGAGCAGCAAGTCTTTCGGCAGATGATTACGAAATGCTTAATTTTGAATCTAGAGCGCAACTTCAAAAGCATATTGACCAAGCTACTTCTCTTCAAAGAGATTTGATACTTGGTCGAGAAAATACCGCAAATATCAAAGGACTCAATGCAAGACTAATAAAATTTCTGAAAAAAGATTATCTAAAAACCGCTAAAATATATCAAACCTACAAAGGTAAGATACCAGAACCTACTATGAAGGAAGGTCTGTATCACTTTACAAGACCCCAAGATGTGTTTGCGAATGTTCCCGTTCTGCCATTTTCTCAAAGAAACTCAATAGACACAGAATCTAGGGTTGCTACCGCTTTTGGAAAAATGAAGCTTGGCGTAGAAGATTCTCCAGCAACAAAGACTGTTGAATTACCAGATGGTCGGAGTCCTTGAAGCTTTTAAATATAGATTAATGGATCATAAACACATAGTGCCCACTGCAGCAGCAGAAAAGCTTTATCAGGCATTTGGTGGTTTTGACTTAGACGACAAAGTTATATCTGATTTACATTTCATTAGAGATTCAAGTGGAGCTAGACGATTAGCGTCTTTTGTTTGGCGTCAACCCACTGGTCCTCAAGAATTTGCCCTGATGTTTCCCCGCTTAGACGAAGACACACTTACTCGATTATTGGGTTCTGAAACGCAGTTTGCGGAAAGGTTTCAAGCTTTGTCGTCAGCTGCGTCAGATTTGGTGAGTGAGGCAAGGTTGGGGAGATACCCAACAGCTAAGATAAATATTACCGCAGGTGAACTAGATAAATTAACTAGACAAGAAAAAATTATCAAATATGTTTCCCTAGTGGCAAATGGAAACAGAAAACAGGCGAGAAGATATGTTGAAGGTTTAGGCGATTATAATACACAGTCATTTTTTGATGATGTAGAAAAAGCAATTTTTACAATTGATGATTTAGGCAGAACAAATGAATTAGGGACGATGCTTGGAATATCTGATGATGTTTTTAGATCTAGAAGAAGTGCATTATTGGGATCAAACTTTTTTGGAGAAAATGCAACTATACCAGAATTAAATAATATTATACTCAATAGGGCAAGACAAGGAGGGTTTCGGAACTCCCCTGAATCTCACTGCAAATGAGATTTCTAGACTAGCTAATGAAAGTCAGAGCTTTGCTGCTCAGTATAGACAAAGTTCGTTTATGAAACTATTTGAGTCTAAAATGTCAGTGGGTCAAGATTCAAGATTTGTAGATGACATAGAAAAACTTGTAAACAATAATCTAGGGCGTTTCGGTTTTAGTGATTCGACTAAATATAGTGACATAGCCGCTGCGCTTAGAGATAAAATAACTCCGAATGCTGGAGGTAGAACCATAACGGATACAGAACTGGCATATAGAATAGCTGGTAAATTTCTTAACGATTCATCACTCCCCGAAGATTTGGTTCTAGAAACCCGCACTAGTCTGGCAAATCTCTTTAATAGACAACAATTTTTTGGTTTTGGCGTAGATGATGGATTGGGAATTTACATAAACAAACTTGGTTTTGCTGCGTCACTTGATAAGCAAAGATATCAAGCACTTCAAGAACTGGAGAGTCTTGCTCGCAATTCTGAATATTCAGAATTAGTTCGACCAATGCTAGATAAACTTAAGACTACGGGAGTACTCATATATAGTCCGGAAGCAGCAATTGACCCAGCGCTTGCGGGAGGATCGTCTACGTTAAAGGCTGGAGCTACTCCAGAAGAACTCATAAATAGCATTAGGGCATATATATCTCGGTTTTGGGTCAGTTGAATCTAGCATAATTGCAAGAAGATCAGTGGCAGAAGCGTTAAGTGGTTTAGCCATTCAACAAGAAGTTGATGTGGCAGAAATGGTAGCCAGCCCGACGTATCAGAGGGCGGTAACTCTTTTAGCAGAAAGGGGATTATTATCCGAGGGAGAAAAAACACCGTCTTTGGCAAGGGTAATAAGTGCTTTAATAAATTCTCGGAGACGAAAGCCTTTCTGCATTATCTACTCAATTTCTAGATTTGGGAACAAGTGCAGTGGGGACAAATGCGGTTCGGTCTATCTTCTAGACTGCATGGAGAAACGTACGCCGCTCAATTAGTACTTGGAGTTGAAGAGGGTCAAATGGTGGGCTTTGATCGAATATCAACGCTACTCAAGGGTTCTGCGATAACTGACGACATTCAAAGTGATATAGTATTAGCGGGAAATAAATTTACGGATGAAATTATACAATCATTGACTAGTATGGGTATAATTGATAGTTCGGGCGGCTTGACGACGTTGGGCAAGACATTGAAAAATCAAGATCAGATACTTAAAGTATTGGAAGATATAAAATTCTTAAAAGGTGAAGTCAACAAGATTACACTTGCGACTTCGCAGAGTAAAACAAACGCTGCTGTTTCTTACAGGGAAAATCTTCTTCGTAGATTTGGTCTTGCTGAAGAAAAGCAATTTGGGGGCTTGCTTGAAGAAGCTGACAAGATGGAAGAAATGTTTAAAAATGCGCTTAAACAAGCTGCGCAAAGAGAGAAAACGGCCATTGTTCAATTTGATACGAATGTCTTTGGTGCCATAACATCTGGAGCAAAAGAGGAAATAAATGCGTATGTAGAAGACCTATCAAAATCAACGGTTTCAGTTCGAGATACCGATGTAAAAGTCGCCGATCTTTTAGAGAAGCATTACGCAAAACAACAACTTCTAAGCGATTTAGATAACACAGAAAGAATACTACCGTATGGTATGAGTGAAAAGCAGCGGTGTAGGACTTAAGAGGAGGATTGAAGAATTGACTGGATACGATCTTACTGATGAAAAAACGGTAATTAAAAGAAGCTCTTATGAATATATAATAGATACGTTAAAAGGAGAAATTGCAGAAAATAGAAAAATTGTTGGTCGAAGAGTTATTGATGATTTACAACGCACTGCAGACGCTGCCGAAAGCCCACTCGATCTTTTGAATAGAATTCGCCTACTCCAAGCAAAATCAATTCAAATAAAAAATTTAGCAGAACCAAACTCCGTAGACGCCGCACTGGCAGATATAATAGAAAACGCGCTGGATGGAGGAGCGGGTGTATCATCCATGAGATATAAAGGCGCAGAAATAGCTCTTTCAGATCTTGTTTCATTAGCGGAAAATACAACAAATAAAAAACTATTAAGTTCGAATCTAACCGCAGTGCAAAGGGATGTTTTTGAAGGTGTTATTGAGCACTTAAGATCGCTTAGTGGTGGAGTAGACGAAACTGTAAATGTTCTTGGAAAAGATTATTTAGACAAATTTTTGCAATATACACTAGGACGTACGTACGCCGTAAAGGAGACTAACCAGTTAGGTTCTGTTCCTCAAATATTTGATGAGGTAGTTGTTGATTTCTTTGGTCAGCCGTTAAAAGTAGCAGGTGAGACGTTAAAAGTAGCAAAACCAAAACCACGTATTGAAATTACACCTCATCAAATTAAGTTAAATCCGGCCTTGACTCTCCCCGATTCTTTAGGAGCGGTCAAGGCTGATACTGATTTTTTGAGAGATCTAATTGCTATTTCGAACGAAAGCGCAGAAGATATAGAAGAACTTATTAGGGCTGGATTTAAAACAAGACTACAAGCTAAATTACCAGAGGTGGGGCTAACGTTATCAGACGAAGCAATTGAAGGCCTGTCTACAAATTATTTGAATATTTTAAGACACATGAGCGCGCTTCATAAGGCAAACGTAGAAGTAGCTCAAGCAGAAACAAGATTATCTGGAATAACCTTTACAAAACCAGGCGGAAGCCCAGAAGCGGTTATTGATGCGGCAGCCATGAGCCCCGAAGAGGCAGCTGCAGCCGCCAGTGAAGCAGAAGAAGAACGTGTTATCAGTTTTATAGATGATTTAAAGGCAGCAGAATCGGCCGCAGACGATGCTAGGGGAGCGCTTGGTTCAGATCCAATTATAACATTGGATGATTTACACAGAAGTATACTTGATGACGCCATAGGTGCGGAAGCAGATGCGGCTACCGCTGCAGCTGGGGGAACTGCAACTGGTAAATTCACTCCTATAGGCGAAATGTTAAAAAAATATATGAGAGGAGCTGGTCCAAAAACTAGTGCATTTTTGTCACAAAATAAAGGTAAAATTGCCATTGGAGCCGTCGCAACAGGTCTTGCGGTTATGGGCATTCGAAGATCTAAGGATAAATCTCCAGAAGATATATCTGGGCCTCCACTACTTCCTGGTGGAAACCCTTATGAGAATTTACCCTCACAGCCTATTAATTATCCAAGTCCACCACAAGAAGCTGAACAAATGGGCACATCATACAATGTGTCATTAAACGCTTCGCAGGAAGAAATTGATCAGTTTATGGAAAGGGCTGGATACTTATCAAACGGTCAAATACAGGGTACTATGCATAATACGCTGCCCAATCTTGGCAACAATTCCTATGATGATATAGCTGGTTCATTTTAAAAAATATGAGTCTATTAAACGCTGATTATAATAAAAGATTAAAAGATGCAGCTAGCGCCAGGCCAGATACAAGGCCTAGAGTTGGCAAATCTGTTGATCTTTCCGCTCAGGTTAGCCATATGCCGTCGAGCGGCAAGCCGAGCGTAGTTCAGTCAAATAAAGCTGAAACAACAAATACCGAAGAGACAATTCCAGTTCCGTCAGATCCAGTTAAGGGATCTTACGAGGGTTATATGAGAAGCGCTCCAGCTTATATACAGGCAAATGGCGCTGGTTACGATAATCCCAAAAATCAACAGGCAAGACAGACTAAAAATATATCTGGCAAAAATCAAACACATATTCAAAACATTAAATCGTTGTCAAATTCTTTTAATAGAAATAATAATTCTGGTATAATGAGAAATTACTCTAGGGCAATGAAGGCTAAAACATCTGGAGCTAAAATAGCTGAAATTAACAAAATAGAAAGAATGTTTAAATAATTTATGCCGATGAATCAAGAGTCGTTTAAGTATATCAAAGAAATCGCAAATGAATATATAAAAGAACTTAATTCATTTATTACTTCTGCTGGAGGAACAACAGGAAATCCAATAACCATTTATATGTATAAGTTGTATTTATACAATTTATTAACAAGAGATGAAAAATACGTAAAGCCGTCAGGTAAATCTGAATTTTATGCAAATGAATCATCGATACCTTCAGCAAGAAAAATATTAATTCCAGACACATCTGACTCCGAATGGGTTTCCGCCAGAATGGCGGCAGTGAGAAAATCAATAACCCTTCATAGTCCAAGTAAAACAAATCCCACAGATTCAGATATTGTAGAATATTTAAGAAAATTTGACAGTAGCATACCGACAAATGCACAAATACCCCTAACTGATCCTGTTTTTAAAAATGCATGGGATAAATGGTATAAACCCGACAAGTCAGATGTATATGAAGAATATGGAGCTTTTACACCAAATAATATCCCGTCTGCCTTAGTCATTGCCAATGCAATAAAAAATAGATTATCCAATTTCAACTTCAACGCTACTGATTCCACTAAGGTACAACAACCCACGGTAGACCCAAACCAAGGTGGCGCTACCGAAGAATCAATTGACATATCTTCAGAAAGACTGGATGCACTAGAAAGATTTTTGATGCATTCTCGGCTATGAGGGTATTGGATCCGTCACTTCTTCTCAGCAGTTTATGAATGTACTTAGGAGCAGAACTGATCATGACTTTGTTATGACCCTAAAAGAGGGGACGAACGATTATCTTTTCTGGGACAAATACGCAAGTCCCGAAACGCAGTTGTTTAGGGCAATTATAGCACCAATAGAAGGTATAAGTAGTTTAGATCAAAAAAATCAGAAAAATCTTTTTGATAAAATTGACGCCTCTGGCCTTTTTGAGTTGGCAGCATATGCAGACGTAATACGCTCTTACGGTAGGAAAAGATTTGCCAACTTATCAACCGTTAAAGCATCAGCGGCAAACCCACTTGACGCAGCTAGAGACACCTTTTGGTTGCTCTCTTTAAGTAAGGTTTTGCAGACATTAACTAGAGATCAGATTCTACTTGCAACGCTATATAGGTATTTCCCCGATCTCGTCGTATTTTTCTTTAATGCTCTTGCCCTTACGGCAGACTATTCGAATGATGGCAAGGGGGGTGGTTCTGAAGATAGGCTAAACGATCCGCAGGAAATCTTAAACGATTTGATGACAGCCTTTGGTCAAAAAGATGGCGTTAACATTTTTGAAGGAGCTTGGGATTTAATAAACACTGGTCAAAGAATTGAAAAGGCTTTAAGAGAATTTCCATTTAGACAAAACATACCACCAGCAGCTCCTGATATATTCCATCTTCGTATAGGCGCTTCAAATTTTTATATTCCTCCAATCAATATTGATGTGCAAACTCAATTTAAGGTAAGCAGTTTAGGTGAGGGCGCACTGCGACAAAAAAATACACCCAAGTTTAATGCCGGATACAAGCACACAGCAATATCAATGCAATTGTATTTTCCAAATTATGAAGAAATATGGGGAATATCAATTGACGAAGCTTCTAAGATAAAACTTAAAGATAATTTCACTATAGACTTTAGCGGTGTTGGCGACAGCGACGCCAAAATAGATAAATTTCTCTCTTCACTAAGGGGACTTGTCGCCGCATTTAAATACGCACCATTCCTACCTGTAAGAAATCAGTATTTAAACTCAGTGTATGGTATTACCGGTGTTGCACTACACAGTATGTCTATTTCTACAATAACTAATTATCCTTTTGCTCTTGTTGTTAATTTAGAGTTATATAATTTTAATCACAAACCATTCCTACCAATGATTAATGATTTTAATCAAGCTGTTCATTGGGGCAAATTTAGACAATACATGGGCAAAGCCGCTGGCGCACTTCATAATTATATAAATGAGGAATTCTTAATGGTTGAATCAGATGATGTAGTTAGCACTCCCGTCAAAGAGTCTTTAAACAAACAGTGGGCTTCAGATAGAAACGCCCAAAATCAACAAGATGGTCAATCTGACTCAGATGGATTGCTTGGATATAAAAATAATGTATTCACAACTAATGTAGTTCGAGAATGGACGAATGGAAGTAATATTACTTTTTATGTTCCCCAAGAAACACAGACAAAAATATTTACTCCAGATTTGTATGGATTTAGAAATTCAGAAGAAGAGCTTCTAGATGATACGGCTAGATCAACATGGGCTAGTTTTCTTTTTAAGCTTGGAATTGACGTAAACGAATCAGCTGGTTATGGAAGAACTTTGGATTCTGTTATTACGACTTCAGTAGGAAACATATTTGAATATACAGTTAGGCAAAAAGTAGTAGATAGTATAGATATACTTACTGCGGGTTTGTCGGCTGAAGATTTCCAGAGAAAAGCATATGCGTTTTTGATAGAGAGTTTTATAAGACAAAATGCATCTAGCTTAGATTCTCAAAGAAAAAACTTTTTAAGAGATTTTTCCAATGATTCTAATGCCTATACGGAAACATCACAACAATATATGTTTGGTCCAATTACTTTTAAGAATGAAACTTTACTTCAAATAAAACTGTTTTTCAGAGGTAAGGCATTAAGCGTAACCTCATACCTGGATCTGTTAGTCGACCAAGAACTGCAAAAACTTATCGTAAATGCCGACACAAAATGGAATACTAAAAAAATAGAGGAAGAAAGAGAAAAAATTAAAAAACAATACGGCAATGCATACAGCGCCCTTGTCTATGAAAGATTTTTTAGAGCCGGTCCCATTAGGGATTTAATGGAAGCCGCAAGACAAAGAAGTGGAAAATTCCAATTAAGGGAATGGGAAGTTCCAATGATTAGAGTGGATATAGATCCTGCTGTTGCAATAGTCACAGACGTTTCTGTTTCGATGAGCAATAATATTATTCCGTTACAAGTTCAAATGTTAGAAGAACCAACTTATCAGCATATTGGTGGTGGAGACAGTTATATTTCTATTTCAATAAAAGTTTTTGGAGAAAAAGAATTAATAAAACTTAGAAAAATATTTGATCACATTAACGGACTGGCTAGATTAGAAAACGCTGCTGGCGTTATGGGATTTATGGGAATCAAAAATATTATTACCGCATTGTCTGGAATAAAATATGTGCTTCCTCTTTCTTTTAATGTTTCAACTATACCGAATTTTCCCCACGTGTATGATGTTTCATTAAGATTGGTAGACTTTGATATATTCCAGCAGAAGAGAGAAAAACTTTCTTCTGATCAGCAGAAAAAATTAATTGAAGAATTTGGAACGAAAAAAAATCCATTTTTGAGAATTAAGCAACTATGGGGAGCCTTCAATGCATACCCAGATTTCCCACTAGAACTAAGAAACAAAGATGGAGAGGTAGTAGGTTGTCTTGATCCAGATTTTTATTTCAGATCATTCGAAATGCTTGATAAAGATGTAGTTAGCAGTATAACCACAAATAAAGGAAAGCTAGCAAAACTAGATGTAGAGCCAATCAATTTGAGTGATACAATTAAAATTGTAACACCCTATGGTGGTATGGTATATAAAAATGAGAATGTAGTTGCCGTATTTAAAGAATACATTAATAAAAATGATTTAAATGGATTAAAACGCTACGCTAACTTAACGCTTAATTTGAATTCTTCACAAATTGCCTCTTTTATAGTTGAGGCTATGAAAACAGACGCAAACGAAAAATTCTTATTAGACTATGTAGATAGTTTAGAAGAGAGCGATTTTCCACAAAAAGACATTGCTGACGCATCTTTTAAAATTGTTTCTGGTCAATTGAAAATGGGAGACATTTACTCTAGGGATCCAGAAGCAGCCGCAGCATTGCAAAAAGCGCTAAGCAACAGCACAAAAAATTCAGAAGATGATAAATATATAAGTTTTAATCCAGACGAACTAGATGCCCACGCTGTAATTCATACATTTCCAGCTGTAGAAAATCCAAATGACTCAAAAATTCCGTCTATTATGCAAACGGCAGATGGATATCAGTTGGGTTATATTGACAAGGCAAATGGAAGATTTTATCTGACGATTGATGACGTAGCGGTGAAGAAAGACGCATCAATAAACTATATAGGGATTACAGATATACAAACTCCGGATAGGGGAACAACAAAAAGCCTTACTGGAGTACCTGGCGCAGCCGCTCTTTCTCAGTATCAATACGCCTTTTCGTCTGGAGATACCTCTAAACCAGAAACAATGAATACTCAAAAAAACGCAAAGTCTACTAGCGAACATTGGGAAAAAATGATGGTAGATACATCCTATAGGGATATTTCTGGAAGAATGGTTAGAGCCTTCCCAACATATATGTTATGGCTTATTTCTGAAAGAACGTTTGCTGGAACGAAACTTTTTGATAATTTTTATGGTTTACAATCAATTATCGACTTTTCAATAGTTTCCTCTGAAGATATGTTGGGTGATACTCTTGTGTTTAGGGTTTCTAATATGTACTCCAAATTGTCTACCAAAGAAATGACAGCAATATTTAATGGCGGCTTAGGAGAGCAGGAATCAAAGCCTGGGTTAGATCAATTGTCACTGACAAGTGGTATGGAGCAGATAATAGATAGGACCCTAAATACAGCAAGAAACATGCTCGGCCACATGGAATCGCAGTATGTCGTAGATATTGAAAATATTAGATTAAAACCTGGGGTAAGAGTTCACCTTAGAGTTGGCTACGGATCTAATCCAAATTCTTTGGAGACCGTTTTTAATGGACTTATTACAGAGGTTGAACTTGGGGAGGTCGTTACCGTTACGTGCCAGTCCGATGCAATAGAGCTGAGTCCAATCGTTAACTCTGTGGATAAAAAGGGCTCTAGCGGTAAGATTGACGGTGGATTAAATACTGGACTTTACTTATCGGAACCAAGAGATCTTATGGTTCGCCTTCTTTCGATGGGAAGCTCCAGGGTAAGAGAGGCATTTGCGTACGCCACTAGAGGACTAATTTTTTCAGAAAATAAATTTCGGTATTAAACACTTTGGAATGATACCCTACGCTCCACTGAACGAAATAGAGTTAAATAGAAATCTAGGCATAAGGAATGCAATTGGCGATACTTTACTGGCGATGGGTAATTCTGGAGGCAGTGGTCCAATCAGTTCAGCTGCGGGTATAGTTAGCGCAGGCATCGGTCAAGTAGCTGGGGGATTAAATCCGTTTGGCAACAACGCCAACCAAACTGGCCTGTCTGTTGGAGCAGATTTCCGAATTCCAGTTATTGGCTACATGAGGACCATGTGGTCGAATTTTGCAGCTCAAAGAGATCTTGAAGTATTTAAAAGAAATATTTATCCTGGTAATGGAACTGGAATCGCCCAATTTCTTGGTGGTGATCTTGGAGATGGCTGGACAAACGCTGCCACTCTAACTCCCGAAGACAACCCAAATCCCAGATTACACTATTTGGATAGACTAACAGACGCCTCTTGGAATGATCTTTTGAGAAGATATGATAGCGGAGACAGCGCAGCAGCAGCGGCAGTTGATATCGCCAGTGCAGGAAAAGAATCAAGATCCAGCGGAGGAAAAGCTTCTGTGCTGTTAAGCGGTTCTTTACTCGCAGCTGGCGCAGCGCTGGCGGTGGGCACTGGCGGATTGGCTCTTCCTTTCATTGGTGGAGTTACTGCAGCTTTTGGTGGAGCTACATTACTTGGTTCTTTATCTGGAAGAGGCGGAGCAAATATTTTTCAAACACTTGGACTTATAAGCACACTTGATGACGACATGCCTGGATTTGATGAAGTATCATTTAGAGCACAAACATATATGAAAACGGTTTGGGAAATGTTTCAGCTGTGTGCAAGATTACTGCCAAACTATATTGTTGCAATAAGACCATTCGAGGATAGGTCGACAATATTCTACGGTAAACCCCATTGGCTATACACGTCTGGTGTTGTTCCAATTACTACTGGTTTTCCATCAGAAAAGAAAGCTGTAGAACTTGGATTAAAAACTCCATCATACAGAAGCCCCGACGCAGAATTGATGGATCTACTAAATAAGGTCAATCAATCCTCTAATCCAGTTGCCGACTACGAGGCATTCAGAACTATACAAAGTCCACTATTAAGTTTGGAGCAGATTGCAAGAGATCAGTCTCTTGGTGCAGACATATATGCTCCAGCTGGAGTTCTCAAGGGTAAGGTAATAAATCTGACTGATCCAAAAAGATTAAAGTATTTAGATTCAGAAAACAAGAAAGTCGTATCTGAAATACCAACGAATAGGGGTTTTGCAACGATAGGCTTCCATTTGCCAATAACAAATAAAAAAGCCACTATACAAATGGACGTAAAAGAACTGCTATCTATTCACAAAGAAATACCTCAAATGCCGCTAAGATATTCTTTTCCATATTTTACAGATAGAGTATCTGGCGCAGTGCTACTAGATTATCCGTTTTACGCCTTATCAAACAAGAGAGACATAAAAAATGTAACCATACATAAAGGTGATAAAGAATACGAAAAGTTTCTCGAAGATGATATATATGTAACCCTTCTTGATTATGAGTCTAAATTGGTCGGAACTACTCCCTTAGTAGATATTGTTCAAGGATCGACTAACAAAAACGAATTTACAATACTTCTTTCTGCAATTTCGTTTACAAATTCCGTTGGAGCAAGTGCTGTTTTAAATCCAGAAAACGCAATATTTGAAATCTCTCAAACTATTCCAAACCCAAGTCTTAAGAATTTAGTCAGAATGCCCTTGCCCATGATGAAAAACGAGCTTTTCAATATCAAGACTAAAGTTGAAGGATCTTGGGAATATGAGTATATTAATCAACTTAAGATTACATCAGCTAGTAATTTTAGCTATAGAGAATGGGGTTCGCCAGAATCAGCAATAGATGAGCAGTTTTACATCGCTATGAGATGGCCTTACGATATATCTGATGGTGACAAAGATAGTGAGTTGTTTAAAAAATTTAAAGAAAAATATTTTAAAGATAGAAAAGATAACGAGTTTTACGGTAGTCCTTCTGACTATAAACAGAGAAAAGTTTTAGTTTATAGTCCAATAACAAGAACCGCTGTTGTTTGTAAGCCAGCATTTTTTATGTGGGGTAAAAATGATGAAGTAGACTCATATAGCTCTAGCGATGAAGCAGGATTTGAAATAGTTAATACTACAATACAGGCAATAGTTTCCCCCGACGCTGCATACTATTTGGGAATGATGCACCTAAGCCCGTTAGAGCAGCCGCCTAGTAGCGGTGGAAAATTCCAAGCAATTATAAATAAATTTAACAGCAGTTTAGCAGAGCAAGCAGCAACAAGTTTGGCAAAAGCTGGTTTAGCTCCAGTACCAATTCCTAGAGAATGCTATTTTACTTTTGTTGATGATGACATACCACTTGGTGTTGTTACAACACTATACAATCCAGCAAATGAATTTCAACTTACAGAAGAAGCTAAAGCGGCTTTTTCGGGAGATGGTCATTATATTGTTGGATTTGGTCGTTTTGATGCAAGTGAAACAAAAGATAAAAAACTTCTGGCACAACTTGTCGGTAAGGGTATATTTACAAAACCAGAATTTGTGAACAGTTCAACTGCAGATGGCATGGAACGAGAAATACTTAATTCAAATATAAAAAATTCACTGTACACCAATAAACGGAGCGTTCCAAGAACTGTCTCCCGTTGGTGGAGTAAATCTTCTAACAGATGGTGACTTCGCCATAGCCTCAGCAAGAGGGGCAAATGTTCTTCCATCTGGCAAAGGAAAGGATGGCTACTTTGATTTAGTTCTTGCAGCCAAATATGATTCTTTATCCAGAAATGCGCTTTATAAAATCTTAGATAACGAATCTGCAACAACGGGGAGTAGAGATACGGCTAGCGGCAGGGTTCAATTTGCCGCAATATATGATCCACTGGATGGAACCTCCAGGGAAGCAAGATCTTTTTATGACGAAGGATACAGCGCAACAACTCACGTTATAGCCGGAGACGGTAGAACACTAGCTGAAGCAAATGACGTTTGGGATCAGTTCAGATTTGGATATCATAATTATGATACTGTTAAAAAAGTTTTTTTTGACGCATTTGGGCTTGATCCAGACGATGACACACCAATACCAGAATCAATAATGCAGGTTATCAGAAATCCAAAGGCTAACCCAGAAATTATAAAAAAATACTCTTCCTCTGGAAATAGCGCAGTAGATGAATTTTCTCTCCTACTAGGAAGTGATTTTATTAGTCAAAAAACTCCAACATATTCGGACTATTCGGACTATTTAGACAGGCGATATGGTGCATCTGTCAAAAAAGATGCAAATAATAAAACTATATATACCCAGCAGGTATCTGAAGCGATAGAATACGCTAGAAAAAACCTGATAGACGCTTCGCTTGATCAGGGTGGCTTGATAAATTATTTTAATACACTCATTGTATCTAAGTACAAAATGCTTGGAAAGTTTTTTCAAAACGCAAGTAATGTTAGTTTGATTGTTGGCCAAACAGTTGGCGGAGGTTTAGTAAAAACATCTGATATTTTGAACAAGACAAAATCTAATAAATTAAGCGCAAAACAAGTATTCCTGCTTATAGTTGGACTATTTAGACAGGCAATGTGGCAGGATCCATATGCAAGAGCATGGCTGGTGCTAAAGCCATCAAGAAAAATAGGAATCGGTTTCGGCGCTATCGGAGATGAATGGGATTTTAAGGATGTAGATAAAATATTTGCGGCATTTATAGATCCGAATCAAAACTATTCTTCTGATAAAAAGAGGTTTTTAAAACTATTAGCTGATAATAAAGGAGAGGGAAATAGTGCAAGTAATTTTATAGGCGTACTTGCCCACAATGTAGATAGTTTTTGGGATGCCAACATAGGTCCACTATTTACCGCCCTAAGTGACGGACTAAGTGGTCTTATGAATATGTTCAGAATATCAATGATGCAGATGGGATATCAATTGTCTGAAGTTGACAACTTTGCAAGACAGGCGAATGTTTTAAACAAGGTTTTAAATGATTCTATTTATTATTCTATGGGCAGACCAGGATCTATTTTAAGGGCTATTGATAATCCATTTACCAGAGAATATGGTGAGCCAGTTGTTGAAGTAAGAGAACCATTCCAGAGAATGCATTATTTGAGCTCTTTCTCAACTATATTAAATAACAATATTCGAGAAACCACTACAAACGTAGCCACATTGGTCACCGCCGTTTCTGACGGAAAATATCCAGTTACAGTTTCTCTTGATAAAAGCATACCGTCCGAAAGACAGACAGAAAAAACGGTTGAAACTGGACTCTATTTTGATAATCTTTTTGGTTCTGGCATTACAGGTTTGATACATCCATTGGTCAACCCAATTGAATTTTCAAGAAGCGCCATAAAAACAACACAGGGCGCACCAGACGAATTGTCGGCAAGACGAGTGGCTCTTTCGCATTTAAAAGAGTCTCTAAAGGATATATATTCAGGAGAATTAATAGTATTGGGAAGTGCAGATATAAGGCCGCACGATCTTGTGTATTTAGCTGACGTTTACGAAAGGATGTATGGAATATTTGAAGTTGAACAGGTGGTTCATCATTTTACTCCCAATATGGGATTTATTACATCGATAACCCCCAATGCTTTTGTGACAGTCAATGATCCAGCAAGATGGTTTATGTCATCGTGGATGCATTCGTGGTTTTCAATACAGAATATCAGAAACGATACAAGAATGATTATGAATTCGGTACAAGCAGGCAGCACTGGAATATTATCTAATGGAAATATATCCGTTGATGGTTTAGCGCAAACCTTAAGAGCTCAGATGTTAGGTGGAGTTCAATTTACCCATGGTTCTAGTGCTTTAAGTAAAGATATTATGGCAAATTTTACAGCAGAGGGATTATTTGATGCCAAGAGTCAGGTTGAGCAGCAGTTGAAAGCAAACGCAGATGCAAAAGTTAGTCTAAGTGGTTTGGCCGCAATGTACGCAGTTACAACTGTCGGTTCTGCCGCTGTTGGATCTTTGATTGGTGGTCCAATTGGCGCCGGCCTTGCTGCTGGAATAGCTACAGATTTAATGTGGAAGGGCTGGAAATGGGTGAGGGATAATGTTCTTGATCAACATGGGTGTTATATTTCTTATTTAAATAGAAATGGTCAACCAATGGACGCCGGGCTTTCCATAAATCAGGGCATGGTGGTTGGCAGGTATCATACCAAAAGACTATTACCAGGAATTTTGGGAGTTCGCACAAAGGTTAGAACCATTGAAGGAAATGTGACAGTAAGATACGACGACCTGCTCAGAAATATGGGATGGAAGGAAAAACAGATAACAGATCTTACAAGATATGTTAGCATGGAAAACGCGCTAGTAAACGCTGAAGTGTTAAAATATTCTGGAACTGGTCCTGATAAAGCTGGATTTAATCAGTTCTTTAAAGTTTTATGTAAATTAAATAAAGTTATAGATGGAGATGAAATAGAGGTTATAGATCTTTTGAATACGCAGGCAGCGCCATTTAAGGTAAGATTAGAGGGAATTATTGCATCAAAAATGGGAGTATTTCAAGGATTTGTAAATACTTCTACGTCTTCAAATCCAGTTCAAGGAGTTAATATTGACTCTCCTGGCGCACAAGCGGCCGCCTTTATTTACGAAAAACTTTTCCAAGTTCCATTTGTTATTAGACTTTCTCCCAATAGCGCTTCGTCTACTTCTATGTATACAGAAGATGATCTGCAGCCAGGATCAAAATTGAATAATCCACGTAGTTATCTCAAAGGTAAGTATTATGGAGATTCTGAAGCTCAAAAATCTTTAGGAACAGTATTTTATAGAATGATAGATACCGATGTTCAAGATAACGTTAAATATGTTAGGAGATTATTTATAGAAAATATTAATGTGAACGTAAAAACTATAAAAAAGCGATTCAAAGAAGCTCTGTATTTAGATTCGGTTTTATATAACAAATTTGATGTTATTTATTCATCTATATTTAATTCTACTGTAAAAGAATACTTCGAAGTAACTGGATCATCTGATCCGCTGATAAGTATTTCAAATGAAAAAATAAAAGTATTTAATGTTTTAGTTAATTTTAAGATTATGGAAGCTCTTTATTCTAAGGCCTCAGAGTGGCCATATGTTGGTTGGGACGAGTACTATGATGATGGTGGTGCGGCTACTTTGAATTGGGAGTTGGTTACAAATAACTTAGCGCAAGTATATACTCTAGACTTACTCAGAAGCAGGCCAGCGGAAATAGGACTAGATGAACAAATACCAAATGCAAAATATGTTGAACAAAGGTCAGATTAAATATGGATGATTTTGGACTGTCAATAAACGATTTTGATAATTCAGGATCTTTTACTGCAAAAATAGCAGAAGGATTTAATCCTGGTGGAAGTAATAGCTTAGCGACCTCTGCCTCTAAAGAAAAATATGTTAACCAATCTCTGACCTCTAGAGACGTAATAGATATAATGGGTGGACGGAGCGTTATCTAGAAATCCAGCCACATTGATGGATGTTAATAGTAAATTTGTGCAATCCTCGCTGCATGGAGTATTGACAGCTGGTTCAAAGTATGAGGGATTCAAGATTCCAAATCCAGAATATCAAGGAAATAATGGTGAAGAACAGTTTTTAAACGGCACGCCAGCATACATGAGAACAGTGTCTCAATCAATGATGGGAACGGGATTGGCACCATCAAGAACTACAAATCCACTATTGGAAAAAATGATTGGAGAAATGGCTAAGAATAAGTCAGTTTCATATGTTGGAGAATCGGATGGAGCTGTTTATAAACATAATAACATTGAATATGAATTCGTAGAGAATGTTCCGTCTTTGGGGGTTCGCCCAGTAGCAATAGTCAACGATTTGTCAGAGGATGAATCTGAAATCTATCTAGAAAGAGGTCGAGAATTAAATAAAAGAATTCCAGAACCAGCCCTAAGCGTTGGGTTTGCGTTTGATATTCCAAATCAACTAAGTTCGTACAGTTTTTCGCAAACACAATCGTATTATCCAGGAATGTCCGAACAGGCAAAAATTACCCAGGATATGATTAGTGCACCCAGTAAAAGGGCATATGTTTGTACAGCTTTAATCGAGTGCTTATTAATGTTAACTGATCCAACTAGAGGTGTTTCGATCAAAGGTAGATTTGGTCTTGCTAGGGCAATACTTTCCGAAGATGATGCAAGCAACAGAAATATAAATCCAACAAGCGGAATAGATGCAAAAAACACAAATGCGATGTCTGATCATGTATTTGGAAGAGCTTTTGATATAGATGCAATAGACTCTTTTTCAAACTTTGGGAAATCAAAAGAACACTACGCAGCCTCTTTGACCTACGTGCTAGAAAGACTCAATGCACTACCGATGCAACTGATACCAGATTTGATTATTATTAGCCCAGATGTCGCAAGAGATATTGGTGTTATGGAAGGATATGACTCAGAAAGCACTGCCCTTAAAACAATGTATCCAAATTTAAAATATGTCAACTTTGAGTCCGCACCAGAACATGACAACAATATTCATATTAGTTTTAGCCACAATAGGGCTGGACAGTATATCGGATCTCCTGGTTGGAAAACGGTTTCTAATTCGCAATCATCAACTTCCAATTCTGGGGTTCCCGTTAATACAGAAGAGGATACTTCTAAAGCAAAAGAAAAAGGATACACAAATTATAAATCTGGCACTTCGTCAAATCTTGAAATTAATGAGATGTTTATACTTTTAACTAAAGAGGGACCGTTTAATGAAGAAGTAGCAGCAGTGCTATGTGCAATTGCCGCTAGAGAAAGTTCAACAAACCCTGGATCATTTAATGGCAAGTGTAGCGAGACAGCTACAGAATGGCAGGGCGATTATTCTGTTGGAATGTTTCAGTTTAATTTAATTGGCCTAATGAACAAAGCAAGAAACTTCTCTGGAAGTGTTCCACTTTATTACGACGGCTCATCTGTGAATCCACAGATGATTTTAGCTTCTGATTTAGCATATACTCCCCGGAAAGCAGCAGGGATGGGATCCAAATGCCATTGGGAAAAAAATGATAGAGCTTCAAAATAATGGTAAGACAGATACCGATGATAGATTGTGGTATCCAATTAACCAGGTATGGATGCTAATGAACAAATGGGGAAGATCTGACTTTAAAAATACATCTAAAATATCACAATCAAATGGATTTTATCACTGGGGTGATTATGGAGATAGATCAGATGTTGGTTTTATCTTTCAGGTAAGATTTCAAGACGCAGTTGACGCGTATCTCAAAAGCGGAAAATCTATAGAGGATTTATTTGCCTGGGTTAGAAATAATCTTCCTAAATTTAACCCCAAAACAAAATCATACTTAGAAGGATGGTTAAATGGAGAAGTGTATTACGATAAGCCAAGGAATGGAAACATAAAAGACGAGACAAAAAGCAAACCCATAACCTATGGCGGAACATCCACAGAGCAGTCTCCTGGTGCACAAAATGACAATGACAATGAAAAGACCTTTACCAAAACTCAAGTTCTGGATGCAGCAAACTGGCTTAAGGCCTATAGGATACAGGAATGGTTAAGTACCTATAGGAAAGATCTTGATGGCAATTTCCAATGCGAAAGGTTCGCTAGAGTTTTATCTGCGGTAATAGGTACGTTTGGCAGGAGGGAAGACAACTTGGTAAAACAAAATTGGGTTGGTGGACAGTTTGAACAGACAGTTCCTACGCCGAGTTTGCGACAATTTGAAACCGCATTTGCTCACTGGGAAAATGTTAGCAGCGGAGAACAAAATAAACATTGGTTTGCCGCCGATTCGGAAACAGGAAAAAATCCACCAGTTGGATACATTGTGTATTGGAGTGGCGGCGCAGATGGCGCAGGTCATAATGGAGTTTCTGTCGGCGCAGGAGAATATGTCGATCAGCACACCAGCGATAAAAGACCAAGTCCAAGAGCAATATCATTCAAAGATTTTCCAGGCAGTTCGTACAAATACCTGGGCTGTTCTAGCGTGTGGTCTGTATCGGAATAGTAGCCGAGATAGGGGAAACAAAAAAATGAAATATTATCCAAAATTTGACCAGAGACTAAATTCTCATCTTGAGAACCAAAGAATGCAGCAGTCAAAAACACGACTTGGTACTGTTATGTCTTATGAAAAAATTACCAACACAGTTATGGTTGTTATGGATGACAAATTCGCAAACACAGCTCGGCAATATTTATAGAGCGGTTCCATGCCCATCGATACAGGGCGTACAAATGGTTGCGCCGATTGCGGGTTCTCGTTGTATAATAGGGTTTAGGGATGATTCCGAAACACTGCCCTACGTAGTATCGTTCGTAGACGATGGGTCATCTATTGGTAAATATGGGCCATCTACATTTGTTAACACCGGAATACCAAAGTTTATGGTTTAAATATGGCTGAAAAAATTAACGCAGAAAAAAATTTTGAGTCATCTGTTGGAAACACGGCAACAGAAGTTGATGTTATAAATAGAAGAAAAACTTTCTCTTCTAGAGAAGTTGGAATTACTCATCCAGACAATCCAGGATTTTTAAGACTGACGGACTCCGGTGATATTGAGATATTTGCCGCTCCAGGGGTTGGAATTGTGATAAACGGTTCAACAAGAACTGTTTCCATTTTTGCTGATAATATTAAATTTCATTGTAAAGATGACGGCTTAAAATGGAATTCAAAAGAGTTTAACAGTTCAGCTATAGTATTTGCTGAGCCAGCATTAATAGCATCAAATCATAAAGATTTTAATCCTGGATTTAAAAATGCAGATTATTATATTAATAATATAGTTCAATATGACCAGGAAGATATTCAGCAGACGGTTACTATTAATGGTGATTATGATTATGTTACAGCTACAAATGTAACGCCATGGGAAGAAAAATTATCGGCGGCTTCGTCAGCCCAAAGCCAAAGTTTTACCCAACAAGAACTAGATGAAGCCAATTCTTATTGGCATAAGAATCAGGAAGTTTTAAAATATACAATACAAGAGGCGTTAGACGGGCTTTTAAAATTAAAACAAATGGGCTATACTATGGAGCAAGCAAAAGCTAGATTATTAGAGGATAAGAATGTCTGATTTTTATATTGATTTGAGTGGCGATATAGTGATTAATGGATCTGGGGATATAGCGACTGTGGATGATCGAGCCACCAAAGACATACAGCATGTTTATATAAGACTGATGACTGAACCTGGAGACTTCTACATATATCCACAACTGGGGGTTAGACTGTCCAGCCTATACGGAATGCCACAGACTAGTCAAACTGGCGATTTTGGTAAGCGATTAATAAGAGCCGCATTAGAAAGAGAAGGAGTTTTTAAAAATAGACAAATTACTATTGAGGCGGTACCTGTAAGTGCTGATTCTATACGATTCGATGTATATTTAGTTGGCAGTGATTACCAACCCGTAGTTCTTTCTGTAATTCAGGATTTAGGAGGATAGTATGCCATTAATAAACATAAAAACAAGAGAACAAATGTTAATGGCTACATTAGACGGACTGCAAAGAAACGTCGGTATAAGTTCTGTTTCTCCAGGCTCTGTAGCAAGAGCATTCGCTGAAGCAATACATTCTGAAATATACGATCTATATAATGCTCTAAAATTAAGTGTCGAGCAATCTAATTTGTCAACAGCTAGTGGAATCTATTTAGATATGATAGGCGCACTATACAATGTTCCGAGAAGATCTATATCCGCAGAGCTTACTTCGGAAAGAACAACGGCAAATATAGAATTTTTTATGAATCAAACACATAGCGCCAACGTGGTTATTCCGACTGGTACCTTAGTTTTTAATGATATTAACAATTATTCTTCTACACAGTATTCGTATGAGTTAACTGGTGATGTTATTATTGCAGTTGGAAATACCAGAGCTTATGGGGCAGTTAAGGCAAAATTTGCCGACAACAACATCACAGCTGCAAGAAACACTCTTGTAAAGCATAATTTTATTCCGCCACCAGGAGTAGTTGTTTACTGCAATAACCCCAAAGAGGTTTACAGCAGTTTAAACTCAGAGTCTGACGATAACTACAGAAGAAGAATTGTATCATCCGTAAGAGGTTCTAGCAGCGGGACCGCAGAATCCATACGCTTTGCCGCTTTAGCCGTCAAGGGTGTCAAGGATGCAAAAATTAGAGAGGCGTCATTTGGTGTGGGTTCTTGTGATATTATTATTGTACCAGAAACAAGGTCGGGTCTTTCGAGCGTAAGTGAACTTGTCATAGAGCAAGTAAGGGCAATTAAGCCAGTGGGTATTAATCTTAATATTAGAATAGCTGAAAGAAAACCTGTTGATGTTAATATATCTTTGGTTTTACGAGAAGCTACAACAAGCGATGTCGCTAGGGCAGTCGAAAACCAAGCAAGAATATTTATAAATAGATACATTAATAGCCTATCAATAGGCGACACACTTTCTGTAGCTGATGTTGAACGTCAGGCCAGAATAGCATCTGAAGTTGTGATTTCAGCTTCCGTTACTTCGATTAGAGTTAACAATCAAAATATATCTAATAAAGATTATAGGCTCTCTGATGATAAATCATACATGGTAGCTGGATCATTGACGGTTTATTCTGTTATAATGGGTGACTCCAATTATTAAAGGATGATAAATGTCAGAACAATCTTATGTAGTTTCTAAGAAACAAATAATAAAAGCAAAGAATATGACCCATGCAAGGATGTTGTCTGAGGGATACAAGGATTTTCCTGGTCAAATTATTCATGAAGAAGTTGATGTTTCCGAAAATACAGATTTCACCCCTGAAGAAGATCAGGTAAATCCTCTTAGTTCCGAAATTGAAGATAAGTCCTTATTTTTGAGATCAGAAAACAGGCGTTTAGCTAAGTTGGCGGAAAAATATAAAAACGTAAGGGATGAGGCGGTTGTTTCGGTTTATCAGGCAGCTTTTGACGCTTTTTCTGGTCTTGAGCTACCAAAAATAAAGTCTCCCAATATTAAATCCAATAAACACAATACACCAGAAACGGCGGTGGCCATTTTTTCCGATTGGCAGATGGGTAAAATAACCCCAAGTTATAATACAGAAGTCTTAGAAAAGCGTATAGAGCTTTACACAGAAAAACTATTAGAGATAACTGAGATTCAGAGACTTCATCATAATGTGGACGATCTACGTGTATGGTTATTGGGTGATATTGTAGAGGGCGAAGAAATTTTTGCTGGTCAAAGTCACCTTATTGATTCTGGACTTTACAGACAAGTTGGCGTAAATGGTCCTAGGATACTTTCAAAATTTCTACTAACAGCTTTAGAGAATTTTAAAAAAATACATGTTACTGGGATTATAGGAAATCATGGTGCCGTTGGTGGAAAGATGAAAAAGTCTCACGATCCAGAAACAAATATGGACAGACTTCTTTACAAAATACTTGAATTGATTTTTGCGAAAGAAGACAGAATAACATTTAATATTCCAGATGGAAAAGGTGAAAGAAATTGGTATGCGACAGATGTAATAGGTGGTTATTCGAGTCTTCTCATACATGGAGATCAATTGCCATCACCGGCTCAATATTATGGTTATTATAAAAAAGTTATGGGATGGAAAGACGGAGCACTGCCAGAACAGTTTGACGATGTGTTCATGGGCCATTATCATCAGCAGTTTAAAATGACAATCGGCAGCACTATTTTAAGAGTATCTGGATCCCCCGAAAGCAGCAATACATACGCACAAGAATATTTTTCCTCAATGAGTAGACCATGTCAACATCTTATGTTTATTCACCCTGAACACGGAGTAACCTCTGAGTATAGCGTATGGCTAGACACCGTATAGGAGTGTTAAATGAAAACCTATTTACTTAGCTTCGTTACTTCAGACTTTTCTAAAAATGAAAAAGTTTGGAGTACTGCAGCTATTGACCTATATGCGAATAAATACTACACAAACTATTCATATAAAAGATCAACTACAGGTTTAAACTCATTATCTGATTATGTATTTACCGGAACAAAAGTCATACCAGGCGCAACTCCAACCATAAGTGGGGGGCTTGAAGTAACCGACTATCGGAGAGATTGTAGAAGACTCCAATCTAATGCGATATTTCGTATTTGGTTCAGATTCTTTTCAAAATGGAAATTTTGTTTTTGATCCCGACACAGTTTCAACTTCAACGCCAATTTTTACGGCGGATTCGGTTGTTGATAAAACTTCAAGGTTTGTTGACACGTCCTCACGAATAGACATTAGAACCTTTAAAGGAGCATTTTCGTCTTCACTAAATAGTATTGAAAACATAACTTTCACTTTAAATGTTTATGAGTCAGATACAATAGATGGACCGTATTTTCTTTCTACTACTGCGCAATCAGACGCAATTGCCACAATGTTATTGTCAAAAAATACTAAGCGATACGCAAAATTTGAAGTTGCAGTAGATACTGAATTAACAGATTTGAGTGCACTATCGTTTATTCTTCTTGTGGAAGTAGCAATAGCAGATCCAATTTCTCCAGTTCTTTCTCAAGCTAGTAAAAATATACTTAAAAAGTTTCCATCATGGATGTCTCTACATAAAGACTCATTTGATCAAGCAACACCAAGTCTATATACGCCAGTAACAAATGCTAGCAAATATATAAATGCGATTGTTGGACAAGAATTAGATAATTTTGATAGAGAATTAGACTTACTAAAAATAAACCCTTATATTGGAAGGGCAAATGAGGATCAAATAGCTTGGATTTATTCTTCAACAAATGTTAATGCAACTTTTCACAAAATACTTGGTAATGATGTTGAGCTAGTCAGAATAGATAATTTATCCGATTTCTTAAAATCAAAAAAAACAGACTATGTTTTTTATCACAATCCAATTAATAGAGAAATATTAACGCTGCAAAAGTATATTTTTTTGCAGGCAAAAAATGAAAACTCTGGTCTAACAAACCTTAATCAGATACCGCTTAAAGTATTTAATTGGTTTGACGAGTTAGGTTTGAGAGTCGGTATTTATCGTCTTTATTTAGAGGAAAACTCTTCGTTTAAAGAAAGAATACTTGACGTCTTTAAAAATCCAGTAGGCATCGATGTTGAGTCATTTAAAAAAACTCTCAGAAGAGAATTGAATATTTGGAAAGCCTATGGCGTTGAGCCTAGTTCCAGCTATGTGGGTGCTACTCCAGAAATATTGGAGATGTCAGATATTACTAATTCTACTCCGTACTTTACCGCCGACGGTAATTCTACAGATAATTTTAGAAAGCTTGTTGAAGAACTTAATATTAAATATCCAAATAACTGGGGTTACTTTAAATTTGATGATGCGATATGGGACTACGCTGGTCTAAATCAAGAGGGAGTGGGAAAACTAACAGCTCATTATCTTGACTCAGATATAAAGATTCCATATTATCAACCAGGAGTCGGAGATCAGGATGATTTATCTTTCTCGGTAAGACAGACAGACGCAACACCAGTTTATTTTACAACATATTTGATGGCAAAAGGTAAAAGATATGCAGGTCCCAATCCAGGCTATTTCCCCGTTCATGCACAATTGGAATATTACTCAGATTATTCAATTAAAGAATACAACAATCCTCCAGCTACTATAAATTATACTCTCGAATTTGATACAGCACCGCACGGCATATACGCAACGCCAACAGTTTTTTATGCGCCGCGCGTTATTTATCCGAAAAATAACAGAACTGCAGAGCGGAACAGATAAAACCATAGACGAATGGACGTCTTACAGTATATTTAATACAGAGGGATTTACTTCAACTGATTTAGTAATAAAAGAAAAAGCAACATTAAAACCATATGTTAATACTGTCAATAATGTTTCAATACCTAATATTGATATTAATAATTTATCAAATGTCACCCTTAAGCTTGGGTTATGGAATGGCTCACAGTATGCTACGCCGCCCACTTATGATTCTTTTAAAATTAGATTTTCTAATCAGCCATCAGACGTTCTGCAGTATAATTCATATACGTCTTTAATATCATCTGGTCCAAATTTAAATCCCGACATAGTTGTTCAGGCGGTTTCAAAGCTTTGGTCTTTGAAAACAAAATCAAAACAAACATCCAAAAATCTTGATACCATAGTAATAAATTCAGAAGAATCATCCCCTGCAGTTAAGTATTTTATAAATAAAGATCGAATATTTAATAATATTGTTTATCCTCGTGGTGCAACTCCAGGATATATATATATAAAGAATGTTAAACCAAGACTTCTTGCTGCCATCGGTTACGTGGAAGATTCTTCCTCGTTCTCTGGATATGGTGGAATGACATACGATCCAACTATTCATTCTTTTATTTATGTTCCATCCTCGCCAAATATTAGGGTTAGTGTCGTCGGTGATTCGACGACAGCAGATCAATATTTTTCAAATATTAGCTATCCATATTCCGCTACTCCAAGCTCAATTTCATTGGAGCTTGTTGATGGAGGGAACTATCCTGTAAAAGTTCTTAATTGGACTCCGTTTATTGCATTATCTGATCGAATTAGTGGATATATAGATGAACATGGTTATGTGGGATATAAAAATAAAGATGGGGAGTTTGTTCCCAGTAAAAATTCAGACACAATCATTATCCCAGAAATAACTAGGGAAACATTTGGAATATCTGGTTCTTCTAAGTTTCAATACTATTTTGAAAGTATTTCAATAATCGACCCTGCAGATACCGATGTTTTAATTTGGTCAGAACAGAAAATTATAGCTCCCTTTTTGAATAAAAATTATGTATTAAAAGCTAATAATATAAATTCGATAATTAATGACCCTCTGTATGCTTCCAAAAATATAAATTATCCAACAAATTCAATTAAAGAAACGTATAATTCAGAAAGAAATACTACCGTATTCACCAATTTTATTGCTCGAGGTCGTCTGTATGACGCAAAGTTAGAAGCCAGGGTGAACACTGGCTGGCTTCATGTCGACAATGACGAATATTACGTCTTCGCCAAACCGAAAAAGGAAAAGTTTACTGGCAAACTAAAAGAAATTTCATTGTCCTCTGTCGCAGAATCGGGAGCTCCCATCTGCCTTAACGTATTCAAGAGTGATGAATCCACTCCGCATATAAACTATATTGAAACAGCTTTTGTAGACTACGCAACGCCGAGACAATTTGGTTTTTACAATAAGGAAAATATAAAACCATCTTTTGATGATTCTTTTTACCTTTCATACTTTGACGTATATGGGGCCAAAATTGTTGATGGTGTGACTGGAAAAACATTATTTGAGGATTTGGCATCGGACACCAATATTCTTTCTGTGGACAGTTCTACTCCGATTTTTAATCCTAATAGAAATTACGAAATTACGTATAGAGTAAAAAATTCTTATTATGTAGATAATGTTATTTCTGGCCCGCTGCAATACTCGAAGCTCGTATTTGATGCCACGCCCAGCACCCCCCTTGTTTATGAAATTACTTACGAAATGGACAAATATGAGCAAAGCACTCCGATAGGAATAAACTTTGGAGAAACATCATCGCTACTCGATAGCGGTTACGTAATTGCTTCCGCAAAAGAATATCCATTTAAAAAAGCGCAGGTCAAAATTTCTCCACACAATCTAATGGATGACGGTAAAGATTTCATAACCATATCAATAATATCACTAGACACAAACAACAATCCCAAACCGTTTCAAACTTTTATTCTTTCTGATGATCATCTCAATTTCAGTTCAAAAGTAGTAAAAACTAACGCAGAGGGATACGCCATAGTAACGGCTACCTACTCTGCGGCTACTCCGATTCAGGGTAAACTCAAAGGGTTAATCAGAATTATTGGAGCTGAGTCAACATCAACTCCAGGCTATTGGCAATTTGATAGAGAGTACCCTTACAGTATAAATTCTAGTTACAAACAAAAAAATCATTCTATTTCGACCGCTGCGGATCCATCTGTGGTTAAGGCAGATGGGGTGTCTTCTGTTTATATAGATGGAGTTGCGGAAAGTAATAATATTCCGCAGAAAAACGCCGTAATTTATTGGAGAAAAGCCAGAACACCGCACGCTGCGCTTGAGGCTCAAGAGTATTCTTCTTCATCTAATTTTTCAGGATATTCTGGAATAGTTTTAACAGACAACAACGGAAGATTTTCAATAGGACCTATAGTTAGTCAATCAAGATCAAATCCAGGCTACTGGTACGTAGTTGCAGAATCGGAATTTAAAAATACATATTCATCCCAGGCTACGCCAGTCGCTGGAGATATATCGTATTGGTATGAATCTTACGATAATGTTGATTTAAACTATGTATCTGATCTTAAAATGGTAGATGTGGTTAATTTTAATAATCAAGAATCTCTCAATATATACTCAACTCCAAGCTTTATAACCAGTTACTATGATGAGCAGTTGGTTTCATATTCTGGAGCTACCCCCAGATGGATTCCACCAACATGGCTGCCAACATCAAGGTATGAGCAGTATCAGGCAGGATTTCTGGGTTCAACTCCATATTTTATATCCGAGTATCGTAATCTAAAGAAAGATTATCAATAATGGTCAAACCACTCAACTCAAGTTCAAATATTGTTTTTAAAAAAACAAACACTCTACCAAATGATGATCATTCTGTTGGCTTAGCTTGGTTTTCCTCCAAGGTTACCAGTCCGGCAAATAATCTCTCAATTACGGATTTATCCGGATTTATTCCAGAGAACGCCTATAACACAGAAATTAATTCAAATCCTAAAATTGCAAGAAGTAAATTGGTGTTTGCCAATGAGTTAGGTATTTTAGAAAACGAAAATGGAAATACCATTTTTGATTGCGATGATGTTAGTATATCTGATGTATTTTTGAATCAGCCAACCTTAGACAAAAAATATACGATAGCTGAAATTAATAATAAAGCGTTTGCTCATTCCTATTATATCTCTAGATATTACACCATGCTTCCAGTCGACTATTTTTTGATAGACGATCTTGATTCTTTTATAGAAGAAAATAAAATTCCAAAATCAATTAGGGTTTTGGACGAGAATGGACAGGAATATATAGACGCTAATACTGGATTAAAAAAATACAGAATATTACTTGATCAAGTTAGAGAACAGATATATGAAAATAGATCAAATCGTCCATACAAAATAATTGTATTTTTTTCCGATCCAAATCCAATAAATCTTCAGCTTGTTTACGACAGGGTAGCGCTATCTTCTACGGAGTCAATATCCTCGGTGATACCACAGTATAAAGAAAATATAAATACTGTAAGTATTTTCAATAAAGTTTTTGAAGAATCTATTGCCGTCGATAATTCAATGAGAAATAAAAAAATATTTTCTAAAAAATCAATTACATTTAAAAATAATATCATTGGCAATAATTCATCGGCAGATGGGTTTGAGATAGTGGTTCCCAAAAAGGCAACTTCAGACAATAGAACTTATGAAACATTTAACTGGAGATTGATAACGAAGATTTTGAAAAAAGTAGATGTTTCTTCTGTTAACGGTGAAGAAGAGATAGATTCGGAATCAAATATTAAACAAAAAGTAGTAAATTGTGCAGTACTATGCACCACAGCTCAACTTTCGGAAATGACATCTTCTGGCAATTACAGTTCGGCGAATCCTTATGTTTTTTACAGACTTCAACAGTCTCCATATAATCTATCAAGATATTCTTACGTTAATCCAATTGGATCTGGCACAAATAATTTCGCTATTTATTGGTTGGTTTCAATTGATCAAGTAACGAATGATCAGCTATCTTCTTTTGATATTTTAGCTTGGTCACCAGTTTCTGCTATAACACAAGAGCAGGGACAAAAAATTAAATATTTTGTCGAAAATACACAGGGTACAATTATACTTGATTTATCTGGAGCATCTGGTGGAGCAGAAAATGTAGATGCATCTCTAAGTATTTCAAGTACTTCATATCCATTAAATAGTTGGAGTTACAATACTTCAAATGTTTTTTTGGATGAAAAGAAAAATGGTGCGTGGCCAATAAGTGCTTCAATTTTTAAAAATGTGAACATAAATTCGGTTAATCATGATATTTATTCTATATTTGGTAGAAATAATATTGGCTCGTTGAGTTTGGGTTTAACAAATTATAAGACAGTAAAAGAATTTACCGGTTCTTATTCTCAGTCAAATATAGTTTTAAAAAACTCTAGAGGTAATCCTCTTTTTGTGGGATTCAGTTATGTGAATACAACCGATGCTCTCGTGAAGGGCAATATCTTGGCAACAACATGTTCATTCCTAAAGTATTGCAGTGACATATATCAGCCTTCTGCAGTATTTGACATAGCTATGGCAAATTCCAATAACGTTTCAATAAACCAAGACCCATTTGTTGCTACGTCTGCGGTGGAACGGACCGTTTAAGCTCGTGTATAATGCCGTTTCTGTTGCTCTTACCTCAAGAATATTTTCTGCAAAAACTAAAGATGTTAGAGCTTCTTGTTATTATTATGTTTCAGATTGGAACAGTTCTTATGTTATAAATCAAAATGTTTTGTTGGATGATGAAAAAATATCTAGTTATAACTTGATAAAAGATTTGAATGGAAAGTTAAACTACGCCAAAAATATAACACCATCAATTGAATCATTGTTAGATTTTTATAAAAAATCTGTTTATAATTATTTGTCAGACCAATACTCTATTGCGCTTCAGGAAATAGATACTTCAAATATAGAGTTTTATGTTGAGGTAACAAATCCAGATGTTTTAATATCTAATTCAACAAAAATCATCCAAAACAGCACTGTCGCTCAAGACGTGGTAGAAATACCAACATCGTATACCCTACACAAAGTTGATGAAGGTTCAATACAAGCCCCCCTATACGCCTATACTAATGCTCCTTCCGCTGAGTTTAAAATTCCTAGTGGTTTTGGCGCGTATGTTATAAAAGAGAGAGTATATAAAAGTTCTTTAGTAACTCAAGATAGTTTGTCTAGTAAAATTTCATCCAGAAATATTTATCAATCTTATCCATTTAAGTTTTCTATATTTAATTCTTACGTTCAGTCAACTGAGTCCCCCACCTTATTTAGTGCTAGTTGGTCAGCAGAAATAACTGCCACGTATGATGCCGTTATGCAAAGGCAGGAGTTTTTTGAAATAGAAGGAACTGTAGTTACAACACCACGGAACTCAACTGCCACGGAACTCAACTGCCCGGAACTCAACTGCCTGGAACTCAACTGCCAGATGAGGAAGTACCCGTAGATGAAGTATGGTCTGAAACAAAAACCGATAGGGATATTGAGCCAGACCCCTCTCAAACCGAAATGTATGCAGCTAACGATGATAGATTAAATGGGGAATATCGCGTAAGCGGTACGCGTCACTATGTGTACACAAGGGATCTTAATCATGGCAATACTTTTAAAAATTATAAAGTTGGTCAAAGTGGAATGCTTCCTGAATATGTTGCCTATATACAAATAACACTTAGGGAAGCCAAACTAGCTAACGATAATTTGTCAGATTGTCCATTAACCAGAGTATACGATCAGGGAACAGCCGACGCAGTGCTTAAATTTCAACAGGTATACAAAGCAAGAGTTAAAGACGGTATTGTTGATAGCGAAACAAAGTCTCTTTTTGCAAGAGAGGTTTGGAAAAAGATGCTGCAAAGAGATAATACTAGATATCAGGCGGTAGTTAGTCGCATAAAAGAAAGTAATAACAAAGACTGTATAAAATTTATAGAACATGCGGCTACCACTGTTGAAATATGGGAATTGAAAAATACCGACCTTACTTTTCAAAAAATAAGCTATACAGGAAATGCCTTGGGTGATCCAATCTCAGATATTATTTACGTAGCAGTTCCTGGAAGATATAGGACCTCATCTGTAAAAGACGTTAAAATAGAAAGCATAAACGTATATGCAGGCTCTTTTAACGGAGCTCCTTCCTACAGGGGGATAGCAATAGAGGAGATTAGGGGATATGCTTTTAATATAAATACCCAAACTGCGGATTACTCAAAATCACAATTAATTAAGGGTAAAACAGATTATTTTACCGTGTTCCATGGAACAGATGTTGGTAAAACACTGGCTGAATCTGGAGTTTTTTCTATAAAATTAAAAGGTAGCTTATTGGGTGGCGTATTTGGTATGGCTGAAGGATACGCAATAGATAAAATAAGTTTTGTTATTAGTTACAAAGAAAAAATTAGTGACAAAACAACTAAGAAGGTTCCAGGTCAGTTTATTCCAGGTGCGTTTATTCCAGGTGAGTTTATTCCAGGTGAGTATATCCCGGGTGAGTTTATCCCAGGAACTACCACGATTGTGGGCGGCGGTTTCCGGATATAATCCAACCACAGTTACAAAACCGGCAACTATTACGTATAAAATATCTGGCGAGGTGCAAAACATTTCTCCCAACAGAACAGAAATTATTGATCTTAGCGGAATAAAATCAGTAAAGTTTAAAACAGAGCCATTATCAATAAAATATCCAACATTTTCTGGAGATGCAGTTATAGATTTACGAAATACAAACATTGACTTTAGCTCAAAAGAATACAGGCCCCCCTTTACACCATTTTCTGATCCGACACAAGGCGCAACGCCTACATTTAAAGATGAATCAATAAAAATAGATCTTACTTCTAGTAAATCTATTTCAATAGATCCAACTACCTTATCTGTTTCAAATGTTTTGTCGGGAACAAGAAATCCCGCTAATTCCTCGTCCGTAGTTGCAACTTTATCTAATAATAAATTACTGTTTGAAACATCTTCTTTAAATTATCAAAATTCAAATATTATAAAAAGTTCTGTTACACAACTAAACAATTTTTGGCTATTGAGATCAGATGGCTCACTAATTAAAAAAACAAAAAATTCAATCAGTGTTTTAGATGGACTCCTAATGTTGTGTGAGCCAAGCCAGAATTCTGATAAAATTGGTAAACCCTATGGAATCAGTTTGCAGTCTTTTGTTAGCAACAATTCTGCGAACAATGAATTTAATGTAGACTATGGTGCGTTTGTTTTGCAGAACGAGATTTCAGATAATGGTGGATTTTTATACGGATTTTATGATAAATTTAGAAAAGAGTTTATTGGAAAAACTTTGTATTATGTTGATTACATTTCGAGAGGTCCAGAAAATATCTATGTTGCAGTAATGGCAACAGATGCAGACGGCAATGTGGGTGGATCTGATTTTTTGGGTGCTAAAACATTTGGAACAATAACTCCTCCGATAGCACCAGTAAAAATAGCATGTCCGATTTACCACTCCCAGTATGTTCCATCTTCAAAAATTTCCCTTTCATCTATTCCGCCGAATTTATCAAAGCTAGATCAATGGCCGTTATACGTCACCTCAGGTTCTTTTGCAAAAGAATTTTATGTTGATTCAGATTATGGTTATGTTAGTTGGTTACAAAGATATGATGGAAAAAATATTAGGGCCATATATTCTACCCTGGACGTATCAAACGTCTTGTGGTCAGAAATACTTGGTCAACCGTATGTAGATATACTTAATGAGTATCCAAATTTTCTTTCTTCTAGAAAAATACAATTATCACAAACTCCCATAGCATCATATATCGAGCCGTCGGTCAATAAGCTTGGTCTATTAAAGCAATATTTATTTATAGAAATAAGAAAATCAGACTCAGTTGAATGGGAGCTATTGAGCGCTTCGTTTATAAGAAATGTAAATTGTCATACTGGTGTAATTGATTTATTAATAGATTTACCCCAAGACCCTGATTTAGTCAGAGTTTCTTACGCTGTTAGATCAAGCGGTATTCCAATCAAGCAGGTAAATGGCGTTCCAATTCCACTAAATCCATTCTTAAATCAAGAAACAGTAGAGCCAGAAAAGCCACTCTATATTTATATAAGGCCTTCAAGAGTAGAAGTCCGACAAGAGATACGCTCTTTTGGTCAGGATAGTCCTATATACGTATGGAATCATGTTCCAGAATATGAATTTCACGGAGTTGTTCATTTTACGTATGATAACAGTATTTTTAATCGATACGATAGTGCAGTTTACGATCCGTTGGCTCTTCAGATAGGTTTAGTTCATGTTGTGAAGAATATTCCAGAATCTGGTATTGATATAATTGATCTAAGAGTTAGAGGTGGAGGTATAAAATCTACTTATGATAAGTCTGTAAATGTAGATTCATATGGGTCTTTAGATCTTGAAAAAATATTTAAAGAAACAAAAGAAGCTATATCGTTTTGGGATGTGTATCCGCCAGATCAACAGGCTTATCCAAAGGGCGGATTTATAATAATTAAACTTCCTAGAGCTATTTTAAATAATTTTCCGAATAAAGAAGATGTATATTCTATAATTAGAAAAAACATAACAGCTGGTGTTGTATTCAAAATACAAGACATGGAAGGAAACGATTGGATTACGGTCTAAATTATGCTTAATTTTCTTCCAGACATAGTAAAAACTTTTTCAGAAAATTCTCAAAGAACCGTGGGTTCTTTGATAAGAGATATCAGAGTAGATAAAGCGCAGGTCGCTGAACTGGTAAAAAACCTTGCTGAATTTAATTCTGGACCGACCTTCGTTCCAAGACTCTCTATATCTAGAGAATTAATTAAATCTGAGTTTTTTGTTGATGTGTTTAGGGATTTTGAAATAAGATTTTCTAGATTTTTCGACGCATCAAACTCCATTAATGTTGTGCTAAATTCAATGATGGAAATTATGCTATCTCAAATATCTAAAACAGAAAAGGCTATAGCATACTACGAAAACTATATAAATAATTATGAATTTATTTCTGGTAAAGATGATCTGTATAATTCTTCTTATGTAGAAAATTTTGATAACAATTTGCGTTCAAATGAATATGAAACACAAAAAGTTCCGTATGTAGACAGAGGTGGATTGCCGTTCTCAGATAATGGAAATGGTTACGTTGATCCAGTATCGTCAACATTCAAAATAGGTTCTGGAATTGATAATCTAAATATATTAGACAATATAAAGGAAATAAAAACAATCTCAAACTACGAGCATTATGTTTCATCCAGGAGCGATCCTCAAAGTATGTTCAACGAAGACGATTCAGATACTTGGAGTGTTTCGGTAAAATCCCCAATTATTATTAGATCAGCGATGGAGGAAATTTCTAAGTATATAGACTATGATTATTCATATATAGTTGGAGCTAAAACCATAATAGAAATTTGTTTAATCAAAGAAATTGAAATGGATTTTTTAAGACTATTTCCGGCAGAAAGTAACGGTCTGCAGTTACTACAAGTCGCCGTGGAAGCAGCAAGTACGGCAGAGAAACTATACTCATTCAATTCCAATAACCCAGTTTCTGGCTATGAGATCAAAAAAATATTAAAGGCTCCTTTATTATTAAATTCAACTCTTGATATCAATATACCTCTTAATAGGATTAAAAAAATAATATTAATTTTTAATCAGAGTACATATACTAAACTCAATAATTCGGCATTAGTAGACGAGTTAATATCTAGATCTATTTCTGATTACATCTCAAAATCTAAAAAAGATAGAAAAAATCGTTACAGCGTTCTTCAAGACATTGTAGTTGAATATTTTAGGAAAAACAATTCAATAAACGAATTTAAGAGAAATGATTACTCGTATTCGGAATATTATACATGCAAGTTTCCAATTTATGATAAAAACCATCCGTCACTTACGGAAAATCAATTTAAAAAAGAAAACAATAATATTGTAGGAATAGACGATTCTAGTCAGTTATTTAAGAATAGTCCATTAACGAACCTAGTGCAAAGTATAGTTTTTCAGGTTCTAGGGTCTAGAATGAATATATTCAAAAACACATTGTTTAAAGAAACAAAAAGCGCCTATACCGAAAGTACGCTATCGCAAATTACTAGCGCACCATCATCAATTAAGCAGAATCTTAACACTCTTGGATATAAAGACTTTGAAAACTCATCTAATTACATAATACCAGGATCGCAATTCGGAAAAACTCCGCTCCACAACAACAATTCCGCTTCTTTAAATAATTACGAGTATGCTTTTAGTATCAAGGGTATTCATCTTTGCAGAGCCAGCGGCATGCAGTCTGGTACTAAAGCATTTTCGTTGGCAAAGGGATGTTACATAAGTTCGAGAATTCCTATTTTGGGGGATGTTTACGGAATAAAGATTAAGCTAAACTTGGATGAAAACGAATCTAGTTATAATCTCCCATCCTTTGACCTTCAAGAATTAAATTCATACGAGCTTTCAGTATCTTTTAACGAAAACCCAAAAACAGAAAACGAATGGATACCAATAGCTTCTTATGATTCGGATGAAATTAAATCGGAAATTCTTTTTATTGACCCATCCAATTTGTCCACTAAACTTCGTTTTTATCCAGAAGTTGCGACACTAAAGGTTTTCGAAAATCAAAGGCTATTGAACAGTAATCAATACACCGTAAATAAATTTAATAAATCTATTACCATTAATAAATTCAATAAAAATTCTATTTATATTGTTAGTTATAAATTAGATAAAAATAATTATTCACAACAATACATTGATGTCTCTCTTTTGTCAAATCAAATCAAAGTACTAACTGCTGGGAAGATTGGGGAAAATGGAGAATTCTTCCAAAAAACTGGCCCAGAAAATAGAATAATCTTAAAAAATAATCCACATATCGATACTTCCAAATTAAAAAACGCCAGTTACAGCCTTACGTACGGTACTATACCAGCTTCAAACTTCTTTGGTTATAGTCCAGTTGTTGTAAAATTTGCAGATGGAACATACGCAATTAATTTAACAAATTATATAGACGGAAATTTTGAAAAGGCGAGATTTTATAACACATCAGAAATTTTATTTTTTCAAAATGAAAAAAATATTTTATTTAATAAACCAATTAATCAGGGATTTAATGTTATATACAATTATATGAATAACTATTTAAGATTTAGATTAATAGTAAGAAACAATTTTCCTAACCACTTTTCTACTGGTTCTGTTAATAATGTTATAATTAAAATGAAAATAAAATCTTCAGATATTAATGTTCAAAGATTACTTCAGTTAGGTTAAATCATATGGCTCAATTATCCACTAATACTATATTTTATGATCAAATTATAACTAAAATTCAAGATTTTATAAATAAATATAAAAATAATAGAAACGCTTCTTTCACAGAAATAGCTACAGAATACAATTTATTAATAACAGAAGTTAACAAATATGCGAATGACCCAATCGCAAAATACGAACCAATAATAAAGGGCGAACCACCATCGTCCCAAAGAATGAATAAATTTATTCAATCTATTTCAGACGATCTTAATATTGTAGCCAAACAATTAGACTATCAGACTGGCACTATTGTTTCCGTCTTCAACATGTTTAATGCCGAGATTGAAAAAGAAAATAGATTCACTAATAGGTTAAAATCAAAAATTAATATACTTAATGCGTATTCCAGTAGTCCTGGGACTGATCTTTATTATTTCGGTGATTCTTTTGATAATTTAGATTTTATTGATGTACCAAATAGTCAGGCTCAGGCATTAAATCCAATTTCTCCACCCCAAACACCATACTCAGGAGCTCTTCCATTAATACGGAAGTGGAATGGCTTCTCTTCAGTTTCTAGATTTGACTACCTGGCAGCCAAAATCAGTACAGGTGATTGAGGGTAAGTCAAACGGGTTTTTGGGCAATAATCACACTGTTTATGCCCAAAAGGACACGGAATCTAACTATACATATAGCTATCAAGACAATCCATCTTCTGGACTTTTGGCAAATATTATTGATTCTAATCCGTTAACATATTTTGAGTATGAAAAGATCTCAATTGATAGAGAAGAAATTTTATCACGTGGAGCTAAAGATTATGAATTTACATACTCTTACCAAGACTTTTCCAATAATGCAAAATCGATTAAGTACAGATCATGGATTAATTACGAAGAAAAAGATCCGCTTAAATTGGTTTTAAGTATAAGATCTGATAGGCCACAAAAAGCAAATACTATTAGTATTGTGCCTTTTTGGGGTACGGATCAAACTCCTGGCGCTCAAATAAAGGTGACAAGAGTAGTCGCAGTTGATCAGCAGTCAAAAGAGGTGGACTTAATTGACGAACCAATTTATGTTGGCAACGTAGAAATTCCCATGAACCTAGAGTCTTCAAAAAATTATGTTTACGATAAAATCAAAATATCATTTTTGGAAATACTTACCTCAGAAATACAAGTATATATTGAACAGTGTGATTTCTTGAATGTAAATATAAAACATTTATTTTGGAAGCCACTTCCTTCAACTGGGAGACTATCTGCATTAAATAATCAAACAAGATTTGATCCCAGCTCTCTGTCCTCTCTTGGTTTTTCGGAAGTGCAGTATAATCAATTTGATTTGGTTCCAGATATAATAAGACCGAATTTCTACAAAGACCAATTCAATTTATCTACTAAGCAAATTAATATAACATATAAGGATCAGGAAAAAATAGATTCATATATATTATCTTTCCAGAGACTAAGTGACTCCTCATTGGTTAAGCACTACTACACAAATGCTTTTACTGGTTTTGAAACTCTCAGTAAGCAGCAGGAAAAGGCAGCATCGACAGATATAAAGTTCGCCTGGCAGTCTGAATCAAAAGAGGCCGCGGATCGAATTAAGTTATATATAGAATCTAAAATATCTTCTGGCGAATGGTCCAGTTCTCAATTCCAAAACCTTAATATAGAAATAGTTAAAAGAGCTTTTGATCCCAAAACATATACGGCTACAATAACTCTTAAGAAAGAGTATGAAATATATAAAGCAAAACGTCATGCAATTGGGCTAAGATCAATAGACATCGGTTATGCAACTTATGCATCTAGTGGAAGTTTTATTTCTAAGACTTTTGAATTTTCTTACGATGTAAAAAATCTTACAATATCTATTGATTCACGCACTGGTCGCAATAGCTTAAATGAGCAAGAATCACTTTTAAAGTTCTATGTTTCATTAGACGAGGCAAAAAATTGGATTAGAATTTCTCCCATAGAAAATCCATCTACTGGCGTACCAGAAGTTTTGTCTTTTAATGAATTCGTTCAAACAGGAGAAAAGATAAAAGGAGTTGGCTACTACAACTATCCAGCCATCCCGTCAGAAACAAAAAGAATAAAAGTAAAGATAGAAATGTTTAGGTCGAAATATTTTAATTCAACTCCATTATTATTTTCGTATAAATTGATTGGAAGAGTGGAGCAAACATGAGTATAGCAAACATTCAAAAAGAAAAATTCTTAAATGTGATCTACAGAAACTTGTATTCTTCTGGATATATTCCAAAAGAATCAGAGATACTAGAGTTTTTTTCTCAGTATTTTTCGGCATACCAGCTAAGTCAACCACTGCCAATGGACCCAGAGATTTTCAGGCAGGTTTTTTCAAGCAATGTTGACATATTTAATCAAAAAATGCTGTACGCCCTTTTCAACGTTGAGGTTATATATGATTCTATTTTAGAAAACTCCGAAGAAATAATGAAAATAACCACCGCTTTAAATAAAAGATTACAAAATCTAAAAGCAAGAAGAATACAATTAGAAAATAAAATAGATGATCTTCTTTTTGTTAATCAAAATTCCGATTCAATTTACGCATCTTATACGGACACTTTTTCTACTGCAGATGGAACAGATCTTGGTTTAACTACGGCATTTGTGGATATTTCTAATGGCAGGGTTAGTCTTCCGACTTTGAGCTCGGCTGTTTTTGATTTAATTTCCGCAAAAAGCGTCGTTCCCGGTAGTGCAACCTATTCTTTGTCATTCAATAGAAATTTAATTTACACTAATCAATCAGTTTCTTCCGATCAATCGTTTTTCCCATCAGTTTTTGATGGACTAGAAAATACTGAATGGCAGAAAGCATTTTTCTTTGATTCGATTGGTTTAGTGACCTTTACACTTAATCTGCCAATAAATAAAAACGTTTTGTTATCTAATATTTCTGGTAAATTAAATACTATTTCTCCAGTTGATATTTTTTGCAGCGTTACTTATGCAGATGGGGCAAAGCCGAATAGCACTCATAATAAAAAATCTTCAAAAGATTACGATAGGTTTTCTTTTAATTTTGAAGCAGGAAACGTTACATCTATAGATTTAATCTTAGTAAAATCAGAACCAGACTACATAGAGAAAACAAAAATGGACAAGTATGCGTATAGATTCGGAATTAGGGACATTGCAATATCTGGCAGGTATCACGATAGATCGGCCACCTATGTCAGTAAGCCAATAAGTTTGAAGACAAAAGATAATAAAAACTTAGCCATAGACGCAGTCTCATTGTCGGTTAATGAATCTGGATTCGAAAACGGAACTATTTCCTATTTTGTCGCTGAAGATAATCCTACGGCTCAAATCATATCTGATTTTAATTGGATTCCAATTTCAACAAAAAATGATAATTTAGCCTCATATCCCAGTATTGTTTCTTTTGATGGAACATATATAAAGTCTAAAAAAATTGTTGACAAAGTTCAAAATACAGAATTCGAGATAGAAAAAATACCCCTTGCTGCAAAGAGTGATGTCTCAAATATAAATCAGCAAAATCCGATAATAGACCTGTATCCCGATCAACTTATATATAGAACAGCAAAAATAAATATCGGCGATGATCCCTATGATTCATATATTCTTTCTGGAACTGGTTTAGTAAGGGGATATTACATAAATTATACAAACCAAATTTATAATGAAGCCGATGGACTTTCAACTTGGAATTCAATAATTGCTGGTCGTTCAAGCGTTAGGCAGCTTTACACAATACCGCCCTATAATGTCTCGACTGGTTCAACATTTTTTGTTGGACCTAATGTATCTGGTATTAGTATCCTTTTGGAAACAAAGATCTTATGTTCATCACAAAAAACGTTCAGGCATAAGTTTATCAAAAACGATTCCGTCTCAAAAGACTGGGATATAGCTGTCTATCTAAATGGAAAACCAACTTATATACCAGCTGGTCAATTTTCTCAGTTGATAGAGTGGAATTTTAAAGAAGGGTCAAACATCATTAAAATAGCTATAGATGTAAAAGAAAAAGCAAAGGGCGCAATAACCCTAATGGAGGAAGCAAAGTTGGCTGATTATGGTTTGATTTATTTGGATTACTATAGTTATGTAGATCCACTAGAGTTTAAAAAGAATAGATCCGTATATGATTACGTATTTACAGTAGAAAACTTTTTTGGAAATAAAGAAATCTTTAGCAGGGCAAATATAGGATCAAGTTCTAGGATATTTTACCTCACCAATAATCCCAATAGGGTTGAATCGATTAGGGTTAGGGCAGACCTATCTAGATCTAAAAATCCAATAGGATCGCCAGTTATAGATTCTTTTACTGTAAAATTTAAAAATAATCAAAAACTTGAAGACGAGCAGTTGGGATAGCATTGTGGCAATTACTTATCAAAATTCAGATGAAAAAAAAATAGTCAGACAACCTTTGTCTAAAAGAGTGCGACTTTTCTACAGAAGCCCAAGAAAGAGTGACAAAGAAAATCTTTTTCATCAAAAAATTTATATGGATATTCACAGGATATATATAGAACTAGAATTGATAAATACAAAAATATTCAATAAGATAAGATATATCATTGGGGCTGAAGTATCTGAAGATCACGTAGTGGACACTCAAGAGGGATCGAGTTACCACGGAGCAAGATACTATAACCTAAGTAAAGATTCAGTTTCCTTCTTTAATGCCAAAGCGGGGCTAACGCCATCACTTGATGATGAAAAAAATAATCTGTACACTACTAGTTCTATGGCCGCAAAACTTACAAATTTATATTTTAAAATAAACCAACTAGAAAGACGAGTAAGATAATATGTCTGATTTTTTAAATTCAGAAAATAAAACAATTCAGTATGGTGGTCCAGTCAATAGCGCTGATTTTAATCTAAGATCAGAACAAAACTATAGAGATCTTGTTCATCTCTATAATAGATCTGGAATTCTGGATCAAAAACTTGCAGAGGCTTTTGAAAGAGTATTGAAAGATCATCATTTTTTGTCAATGGCTATTTTAGATCTTGAGGATAGGGTAAAGGCACTAGAATACGAACCTGGGTCTTTGTATAAAAAACTGTCAATATATTCTTATTCCCAGATAGACATCGCTTCTTTTCTGGATAATCCAACATTTGCGATAAGTAGTACGGATGCGCTCAGCTTTGATTACATATACAATATAATCACCTTACCCCAAGTGTTTGGCTCCTCACACTCAAAGGTAAAGTTTTTTGATTCTTCTAATACTCAGGTTATACCAGACTTTCTTGAAATGAAAGTGGACAATAATTTTGTTGGTGTTGACACAGCTGGTTCGTTGATTGACACAACTCCAATATATTATTCTTTATTAGAATCTTCTGATAAATTTTGGAAAAGAAATGTCATCGTAGATTTACCGTCGGCGGCGGGGGCACAAATGTATCTTTATGTAAAAATACCCTCATCTTTTTCGGGCTCAGCGGCTAGCAACTTTGTTTCAATGATTCCTTATCCGATTTTTGGTGTAGACATTGTTTCAATAGAATATACATCCGATTTAAATCCAGACCTAAGTTCAGACGATAATTGGATTCCACTTAATTTCAATAGACTGTACAACAATCAGACAGAAGCGATTGGAAAAGTTCCACCAGGTGGATGGTCTACTGTTGGAAATGATATTATACTAAATGCAGGTCCGGTTGGTTTTTATTTTCCACCAACTGATATTAATGCATTACGAATATCTTTAAGGCAAAGAAACTATGTCACAGAAAATGGAAAATATATCTATTCCTATGGTTTGTCCGATATAGATATAAAGTCCCAAAAGTTTCTTGATAGTGGAAAAACTATAATCAAATACACTGCACCAAATAACACAACAATAATTAACGTTGAGGAAGTTATACCCAAAATGTATAATGTCCCCGATGAGCTTATATCGACCGCCTTTAGCTATAGAATAATTTATAAACAAGGTTCTTCCTATACCCTAGACCCAGTTCCTGGCTCAACCTCCATATGGATTGAGGTTACACTTAATAAACTTGGAGATGGAACAGCACCAGTTTTATCTGATTTAATTGTAAATTATACTTAATTTTAAAAGTGTAAAAACCCTATTTGTTTTTACTATATAAAGAGATTTACTTTAAGGAGATAATAAATATGGCTACATTTTATGTTGGTCCAAGACCTGTTCTAAAAGGCAGATCTTCATCTGGTATGGTTAATCCCCATAAGGGCACTGCGGGCAAATACTCATTCTATCCCCTGTTTGCAGACAGTCATGTTTTAGATGGTGCCCCAGATAACAATCATGTTCCTGGGACTGGCAGCCATCCTGGCAATGTGCTTTTGTCGCAGATTTTTAATGGAACATCGCTTTATGTTCACCCACTTTCTGGAACATTTAAAAACGGCGCCGCTTACGAAGGCGCACGTTTTAGGCCACATACCTACAGGGGTGTTTTGGGTGTGTTCACTTCTGGCTATGGCCATGTAGATAGATCAACGAATTATAGCCTGTACAGCAATTACGTTTTTGACGGAGTCACCTCGGCAAATGTGTTCGCATCTGGTTACGGTCACGTCGAGAGAGAAACAAGCTATAGCCTATATGGCAACGATATGTTTGACGGCGTGCCGAGCGCAGAAATATTCAAATCTGGATACGGTCAACCGAATACTACGTCCGAATACGGTCGCAATAAGGTTGGAGAGTATAAGGGAGTTCCCTCCGCAAAAGCTCTTTAATCGTCCAAAAGTCAGTCGTATAGCAGTTTCCGCTGGTATAATATAACCGCGGAAACAAATACAAAAGTATTTGTCCCGCCCCAAAAGGGCGGGATTGTTAGTTTTAGGAATTGTTATACAAGTTTATTCAGTTTTCAATAGATTTAACAAGGATTATGTAGATGATTTTAGAACAAATGATATCGGTTGTAGAGAAAAATACCCTGCCCGTAGATGTGGCTGAAAAATATTTAAATATTTATATAGGAGAAGCTGATTGGAAAACTCACATATCTAAGCTTTGGACTAATTTTGAAAATAAAAACAAAAATGCATACACGAGCAGAGAAGATGTCAAAAGAGCAATTGCATGCGCAGCGCTGCTTCCTACTCTAGAAAAAACAAATATACCAGACCCCGTACATTTGATTTTATTCTGGTGTCCCACATGGAATCAGTATAGAGAAAAAGATTGGTTTTGTTTATTTAGAGATACTGTAATGAAGGACATTGAAATACAAAAAAATCACAAACAACTTTTGATATTGGGTGTTATAGATCCAATAGATTATTCTCCCATAACTAGACAGGCATATAATTGGCTGTTTTCACACGCCGAAAGCAGTGGTGCTGTTAACGAAAAGACTAAAGACACTGTTTCAAAAAAAATGCAGAACCTTATAAGATTATACGGCGGTGCTGTGATATCGAATATATTTACAAATCATAAAAATTTTGTTGATAAAGTTTTTAATTGGAGAAGTGGATATTTTTTTGAAAGACAGATATATAATGTATATACATTTGATCAAATTCAAAGAATAAAATCTAAAGAAATAGAAAAACTCAATCCAAAATTTGTCAAAACACTATTAGTAAATTAAGAAAGAACACTATAATGACACAAACACAAGAAATTGAAAACGGAAACCCAGATCTTTTACCGATATCAACAAAAGCTACTATGTTCTCCTTTAAAATTAGCAAAGAATTCATTGAGCCGTATAGGACAAAGCCGTCTCCATTTGGATACAAAGACGCAAGTGGCAATAGTGTAGGTGAAATAACATTTCTTAGAACCTATAGCAGATTGAAAGAAGATGGATCCAAAGAGTCGTGGGTTGATGTTTGCGAAAGAGTAATTAATGGAACCTACTCTTTACAGAAAGATCATTGTAAAAAAAATAGACTTACCTGGAATGACGCTAAGGCGCAAGCAAGCGCCAAAGAGGGATTTGATCGTCTTTTTAACCTTAAGTGGACTCCCCCTGGTCGAGGTTTATGGGCAATGGGGACCAACATTGTAAACGTACAGAAAAACTCAGCTGCGCTTCAAAACTGCGCTTTTGTTTCCACATCAGAAATGACTAAGCTCAATCCAGCTAAACCATTTGCATTTTTAATGGAGGCCTCAATGCTTGGTGTTGGCGTTGGATTTGACGACAAAGGCGCAGATAAAGATTTTATGATTTATAATCCGAATGGAGAACAAACAACCTATGTAATACCAGATACCAGAGAGGGTTGGGTAGAGTCTCTTACTCTACTTCTTAATTCTTACTTGAAAGAAAATCAACCAAAGTACGTTTTTGACTATTCACAAATAAGACCATCTGGAGCTTTAATTAAAACGTTTGGTGGCGTCGCAGCTGGCCATAAGCCACTTTTAAAACTTCATCAACATATATATAAGATGTTCAGCAATAGAGCTGGATCAAAACTAACGAGAGTTGATATAGCCGATATAGGAAATCTTGTTGGCGTTTGCGTTGTTTCGGGTAATGTTCGCCGTTCGGCGGAACTATTAATAGGAAGACTTGACGATCAGGAATTTTTAAATCTAAAAAATAAAGACAAGTTTCCAGAACGAAATTCGTATGATCCATCAGCTCCAGGCTGGGGGTGGATGTCTAACAATTCGGTGGAAACCGAAGAGGGCGCAGATCTTACCTCAATTATAGAGGGTATATCGCTAAACGGTGAACCTGGAGTTATCTGGATGGATATATCTAGAAAATATGGAAGACTTATTGATCCGCCAAATAATAAAGATCATAGAGTTGCTGGCTATAATCCCTGCGCAGAACAGTCGCTTGAATCATATGAATGCTGTACGCTAGTTGAGACATATCTTGGAAGACATGACTCGCTAGAAGATTATAAACGAACTCTAAAGTTTGCGTACTTGTATGCGAAAACCGTTACCCTTTTGCCTACTCACTGGGAAGAAACAAATGGAATCATGCAGAGAAATCGCCGTATTGGCACCTCGATGTCTGGTGTTGCGGATTTTGCCGATAGATTTGGTATGCCGGTTCTGAAGGAATGGATGAACCAAGGATATCAAACCATACAAAGATACGATGAGGATTATTCTGGATGGCTTGGTATACGTCAGTCGATAAAAACGACAACCGTAAAACCCTCTGGAACTGTGTCTATTTTGGCAGGGGAATCTCCTGGCGTTCACTGGACACCAGGTGGAAAATTTTTCAATAGAACAATTAGATTTTCAAATGAAGACCCAATGCTTCCGTTGTTTAAAATGGCAAATTATAAAGTTGAACCAGCGGCGGAATCGCCAGATACTACCTCTGTGGTTTACTTCCCAATTAAATCCCATGCAGTCAGATCAGAAAAGGACGTAACTATTTTTGAAAAAATGGCTCTCGCCGCAATGGCTCAGAGATATTGGTCAGATAATTCAGTTTCCGTAACAGTATCTTTCAACAAAGACACGGAAGCACAATACGTCGGTACGGTACTGCATATGCATGACGGACAATTGAAAACTGTCTCTTTTTTACCAAGCGGAAACGACACGTATCCCCAGATGCCTTACACACAAATAACAGAGCAGGAATATATAGATCAATGTGAAAGACTATTCCCAATAGATCTTACTGGTGTTTACGCTGGCATGGCCGCTGATGCAATCGGCGAACGCTACTGCACTACTGATTCTTGTGAGATTAAATTTATCAAAGACAATATTAAATAATATGAATAATCATCGGAGATAGTGAAAATTTTATAAATAAAATATTTAAAGAAATAACTTCTAATTTTGAGTACAAAAAAATAAAGGATATTAATCAGGCTTATAAAGACAGACAAATCGGATTTTGCACTGAACTTAACTCAGAACTGCTTATCGCCATACAGGAAATAGATATTATTACAAAAAATCTGCTTCACTGCAAGGGTGAGAACTGCCAAATTCCATCAGACATAAACAATCTTCTAAAATCTTTATACAAGAGGGCTAGCGAATTTAATAACTATATGCTAGACTTATTGGATAAAGATCCTATAGAGTTTCTAGAGGAAGATTGATGGAAAATATAAAAGTTATAAATGATGGATATGTTAGATTAGTTGACTGTATGGGAACCGATTTGTCGGTTGTCAATGCGGCGAGAGCCTCTTTTGCCAGAGAGTCTGTGGAAATGCTCCCTAGAGACGCAAGGCTTATTGATTTTCTCATAAGAGAAAACCACATGTCACCATTCAGACACGCTTTCATGACCTTTGAAATAAAAGCTCCGCTAATGGTTGCTCGACAGCATTGGAAATATGTTGTTGGATCTGATCATACTATGGATTCTTGGAATGAGTCGTCAAGAAGATATATAACAATGGAGCCAGAATTTTACATTCCAGAAGCAGACGAGTGGAGAACCGCACCAGAGGATAAAAAACAGGGGTCTGGTGGTCCCGTAGGTCCATGGCAGGGTGCTCTGCTGACCGATGAGCTTAATAAATACATTAAACAAGGAGAAGCTTTATATAATATGGCTTTGCAACAGGGAGTTGCCCCAGAGCAAGCTAGGCTGTTTTTGCCAGCGTATGGTATGTATGTAGTGTACAGATGGTCTTGTAGTCTTCAGTCTGTTTGCCTGTTTCTTACTCAAAGATTGGCTGAGGATTCTCAGGTTGAAATACAAGAATATGCAAAAGCCATACATCTTTTTGCAAAAGAAAAATTTCCAATCACGATTGGAAGACTAGTTGGCTAATATGGTTATAAATTTAATCAAAATAATTTTGTTTTCATTTTTCTTGAATTGGACTATCGGTATGCATATGGCTAACGCTAGAGTTTATACTAGGTTACAAAAAATCACTACAGTTTTATTTGCGCTTTTGTTTAGTATCTTTCTTGGAATTGTGATAGTATCGTAGTTGCTATGGCGGCTTCAAAATTAAATTATATCGTGGTATACAAAAACCATAGTCAGGTTTATGGTTGTTCGTCTAAAAAAATAGCATTAGAATCTCCCCCACCAGAGGGTTACTCTGAGAACGATAAAAAAATTCTCTTTGTTACTTTTGAACCCGATACAGATAATCTTTGCGTTTATGTTATATCCAAAGATAAAACCACGGATGAAGAAACAATAGAAAACAAAACAAATAAAAAGAAAGTAAAGAGCAATGAGTAAAAAAACAAATAAAAAAAAGAAAGTAAACATTAAACTTGAATCTGGTCAATCCTATCTGATAGAGGATCTTGAAATAATCCTGAATATTCAAAAAATTTATGCGGGTTTAACTAAAGGTCAGATATCAGACGAAGACAGGAATATATATAATAGAGTTATGGCTGCAGTCGCCAATGCAGTGGGTAATGTCTATCACGCAGTAGATGATGGAGCAGAAGATGAAGACTACTGGGCTTAAATATATTTCTGCTGCGGTTTTGGCTACTGCTCTTTTTTATATTTTCTGGAAAAGAAATAAAAATACAATAGAGAAATTCAGTTTCTTTTCTGATTTAGAAAACTACAAACCATATAATTCTTTTATTGAACATTTTGACTCAAAAAACATTAATGAAGCCTACGATAAGTATAGAAAATATTTAGGGTTTGGTATGAATGAGGACAACGCCTTTAAAAGTGTTATAGAAAACAAAATAAGAAAAAATGATTGATCTTTGTGTTGTAAACTATAACACTAGACCATTATTGGAAAGATTATTGGATAGTCTTCATGATCAATTATCTAATGAAGAGCATTCCGAAAAGTTTTGGAATTTATATATAGCAGATAATGGTTCAACTGATGATACGATAGATTTCTTTAGATCAAAAGAAGATAATTATCTAATTGATAGGGTGTCTTTAAATAAAAATATTGGATATTCAGCCGCCTGCAACAAGTTGGCAACCTTTGGCTCGAATGACATCATAGGATTACTCAATGCCGATGTCTGGTTTACAAATGAAGATATAACAAAAATTTATAATATATTTAATCAAGAAGAAGATGTTCATATTCTTGGCCCAAAACAAAGAGATGAATATGGTTTGATAAGGCATGCGGGGATTATAGGGACAAATACGCAACCTAGACACAGGGGCTGGATGGAACCAGACCCTTCTGATTCTCTGTATAGAGATAGAATCAATTGTGTTACCATTTCTGGATCAGCATACTTTATAAGAAGGTCTGTTTGGAATGATTTAACTTATCATCCAGAGTACAGAAAACTATATCCAGATGCAATAGGAGCTTTTCTGCCGACGCCTCACTACTACGAAGAGACGTGGTGTTCATACTTTGCTCGTCATTTGGGGTATAATGTAGTTTACGATGGTAACATTTCTATTGGTCATAGCTGGCACGCCTCCTCTCCAAAGCCTGGAGAAGGCTACAGCCACGTAGATGTGCAATTTAAGATAAGTCAATCACTGTTTCGCAAAGCGTGCGATTGCATGGGAATAGAAAGAGATTAATATGGCGGAAATGGAGTTGCATCTCCCGTAGCTCATTGGATTGGAAGCATTGTTGTAAATTTAATTAATGGCAGAAAAATGTAATTCAGGGTTGATTTTGTAATTTAGTTTAGCTATAATGCTATCCGTAATTAACCACTACAATCACAAAGGAAAATATATGTCAGATAATAAGTTCAATTATTTTGAAGTAACCACTTCTTTGCTCGTTAAAGCAAAGAATAAAGCAGACGCAGAAAAGGTTGCCCTTGGTCGCAAAAATATTAAGGGTGAGATTCTTTCTACTAATATAGATGTAGAGCGCATTACTGCAGTGGAAGTTAGGGAGATGCTAGAAATCTAATGGGCGTTGACTGAATGGAGAGTGCTACCTACACTGGTAGCACTCTCCCTTAGTTTTTTAAAGGAAAATATGAATACAAAAACTTTTGCCCAAATTGTTGGTAGGAACGAACAGGGCAGATACCTTGAAGAGGTTCTTCAAAGACTTTCTCATCAAGTGGACAATATTATTTTTACAGACGACTGCTCTGATGATAATACGCTTTCTATAGCCAAAAAGTACTCCATAACCTATCAAACTCCAGAGCCGCTATTTTCAAAACACGAGGGACAACTTCGTTCGTTTGCATGGGGCAATCTATGCAACCATGCCAAGGTCGGCGACTGGATAGTCGCCATAGACTGCGACGAAATGCTATATAGAAAAGATGATCTTGATAATTTAAATATTAAAGAAATTTTAAGTAAGTCTGAATTTGATGTGGTAAATGTAAAATTTTATCATATGTGGAATAAAAATCAATATAGACAGGATAAGCTTTGGGCACCAACTAATAGCTCACGCATTTTTCGCTTTAGGGAAAATGGTGGATTTATAAATAAAAGATTGGCTTGCGGGTCCGAACCTTCTTATGTGATTGATTGGATAAGACAAAAAAATTATTGGCCAGGTTCAGGATTAATCATGAAACATATGGGATATGAAAAAGACGAAGATAAAACCGCAAAATATGAAAGGTATTGCACATTAGATAAGGGCGAATTTCATAATATAAAGCATATAGAATCAATAATGGATGAAAATCCAACGCTAATTAGTTGGGGAAATTTTGGAGTATAATATGAAAAGTAAAATTAGAATAGCTACTCAAACTCAAACAATTCAAACACTCACTAAAAAAATGCTTAGTAGAAACAAGTACGCGTTTGTTTCTTTCCCTAAGGCTACACTGCTTGCGTTAGGTTCTTCCAATAAAGTTTCTTCTGATAAAAAGGCAATTAGTTCCTCATTTATTGAGGAAATTAATAAGTCTTTTTTAATTAAAGATCCTGCATATATGAGGGCCGTTCCTTATTCATTTGTTTATTCAACAAATAAAGATGACGAGTTAGATCCATCAATCTTCGAAGAAGATTCCGTATATTTTAATTCTTCAACATTAGAAAATTATTATCATTCTAATGAATTTGTTTTTAATTCTTTTGTTCAATTTTATATTAGCAATACACCATTTATTATTGTATCATTTAATGATAAAAAATATATAGCTAGACTACTTGGTTTACCAGCGTCACACATACAGGTTCATTATAATAACTTTTATGATAAAATTAATGAAATTTGTGACTCTATAGATAAAGTAAAAGAAAAAAGCGATACAGTTATATTAGATTGTCCAATTCTTTCATCTGGTTTAGCCCACGAAATCTGGAATAGATTTGATTTATCCATCCTCGATCTGGGAAAAATAGTAAATTTTTCAAAAACTAAGTTTTTAGATGGAGTAAAATCAAATGACAAAAAAACATATAAAAACTGATAAAGAAGATGATCTTTTTCTTATAGATTTATTATTTGATTCTGATTTAACAATATCACAGATAGCTAAAGAAATAAATCTATCTTACAATGATTTAAATAAAAGAATATCTTCTCTTGGCCTTGGTTGGATAAAAGAGCAAAAAAAGAAGTCTTCAAGAGGACAATCTGCACTAACTCATGTAATGAAAAAACTTCTGCCTGGACAGAAGGTGGTAAACGAATTTCATATTGGCGAAAGACTAAAGCTAGACGTTTACTGTCCTTCATATAAGGTAGCCGCAGAGTTTCATCGGACGACAGCATTTTTATTACACACAAAGATTCTACGAATCTAAATATGAATTTGATCAGGCGGTTAAAAGAGACCTTAAAAAGGTAGAAAAATGTCAAGAATTAGGGATAGTTCTCGTTGTTTTTAGATATAACGATTTACTTACCGAAGAGGCTGTTTATGATAGAATATTGCACGCAATACGCTCAGCGGAATCAAGGGTGTTGGATATATCCAAAAAGAAAAGTGTAAAAAACAATACATATTATCAAGAACAAAAAAAGAAATATAATAAAAGAAAAAAGGATTTATATAAAAAAATGAAGAATAAGAAAAAGTATCATGACAGATAACTCGTTTACACAAGGTTCTTCTGATATATATCCAATTGAATATCAAATATTTGCTCTATCCTTTAGGCAGCCGGGCGCGGTATCCTTTTTTAGAGATAATTTACAGTCAGATATGGTTGGCCTTTTAGAGGGTCAAAACGGAATAAATGAATTCTATAAGGCGCTTATTGCCTATGCGACTTCTACCAAATTAAATATAGTAGATCCAGTTGCGTTTAAGACGTGGATGCAAACTGAAAGTAATCTATACGAAGCTTTAAGTGGACAACATGGCATCGATTTAATCATGAACGCCTTAAACACGATGGATCTTTCTACCCCAGAAGCGGTAACAAAAGTTATAAAACATAAGTATAATAAGATTAGGCAGAGAAATCTTCTAAAAGAATTAGAAATTATCTTAAGTCAAAAAGGTCTTAAGTCCGAAGAAGATCTTTCTAAGATGACGTCTCTAGCAATAGAAATAACTACTTTGGAAAACCAAATTAATTATAATCCATACGACGGAGTTGTAACCGCAAAAGAAATAATAGAAAAAATAGATTCCTTACTAGATACACCAGACTTTCTCCCAACTCAATACAAATCACTAAACAGAGCCATGGGGTATACAAATGACGGGGGATTTTATAGAGGCTCCGTACACGCAATTATTGCTGCGTCAGGAAAGGGTAAAAGCACTTTTGCGAAATGCCTTGTCAATAATTGGCTAGATAATGGATATAAAACTTTATATATTAATTTCGAAGAAGCAAGAAGTCACTGGGAAAAAATTTTAATGACTCAAATTATTGGAAGAAACGTTTACGCTGAAGTTGCAAAATGGAACGAGGAAGATAAAAAGAAATACATGTCTATTTTTATGAATAAACTTATTCAGTGGGGCGATAGATTGATGGTAAAACACGATCCAGATACTCCATATTTTGAAGATCTTGAAAAATGGCTTAGAGAAATTTTACTGCAGAATCAAGAAATACCAGATGTAATAGTGATTGACACCATACAGTCAATGTTCACAAGGTCAAAGGGAAAGGCTAGATGGGGTGAGTTTGAGGAAATGATGGTTCGCCTAGAGAAGCTGGCAAGAGATATGAATTGTGTCTTAATAATTACAGCTCAAGAAAATTCGAATAGAATGAAAGAAAGAAGAGAAGCCGTACTACAGTCCGATACCGGAGGATCTTTGGCCATACAGCAGAAATGTGCAGTGACAATATTTATTACTGAAAAAAGATTAATTAGCGGAGATGACTCAGAGGATGAAAACATCATGCAGCTGCAGATACCCAAAAATAGAATAACTGGTTCTACATTTTCTTACGAGCCTCCACTTGTAAGATACATAGACTCAAAAAAAACTTACGAAGAATATGAAATGGTTACGTCTACTTCATATGACGCGTCGTCGATATTAGACGATTTACTTAACAATGGGGATTTTTCATAATGAAACTAGTTACCACAGATTCAATCAAAGACTATCAAACATGCGCACTTTTATACAAGTATAGACATGACGAAGCTCTTCCTGAAAAAATTCAGAGAAGAGATCTTATTTCTCAAAGATTTGAAAATACTATAAAAGAAATCATTTACTATTT